AACGAAGACCACGTAAATTATCGACGTGCTATTCGTGGTGAAGAGCTGTTGTTCCGGGATAAGCCATATCGAGCAGACCCAGAAGAAATTATGCTGAACTTGCTCATGAGTGTTCGTGAAATCTTAAACATTCTGAATAAGCTTGGTTCACTTACTGAGGAGAAGAAAGCTTTATTTGAAACACACTCTCGAAATTACCGGGATATGGATATGTACAAGTGGTATACCAATATGACTAAGCTATATAAGTGATTACTTAGAAACAGGAGCATTCTCTGCTTTATAGATATTCTTAGCAGCAGCTTCAGAGGCTGCAACACCCATCCATGCACTGTTCATAGCATCATAATTTTTCAGTGTAGCCTTGGGCTTCCACTCGACAAACCCGGTAGGCGGACCTCCTTCTGTGTTTGAAAAGGCCATGCCAGTATCAATATTTGAAGCAGGAGGCTTTTGTCCTCCTAATGCAGTAATATAACCTGCCCAAGACTTGTCCATTTATCTTCTACGACGAGATTTGCGTCTGCGTGTTTTGCGTCCGGCACCTGATAATTTTTCGTAGCAGCCAGTAACTTTTTGAAACTTTGCTGTATCTCCTCCCTTATCTGGATGTTCTCTCAATGCAAACTTTCTGTATGCTTTCTTCTTTTCATCGGATGTTCCGGTAATTCCTTCTGCTGCTAATGTTCTGGAACACTCATCACTGGGAGCGGGTTTTTCAGCCGGAGGAGGAGGTGGAGGTGGAGCTGGAGGTGGTGCGGCAGACTTTAAGGGAGTTCGTTCATATGGTGATTTGCTTGCTTCTACTCTTGCGCGCATACGAGCTATAGTTGCAGCACTTGGCTTGCCTCTTGGTTTTGGTTCATTATCATCAAATGCTGGGCCTTTAAGTCTGTCAGCGACAAACTTATCATGTACTATCTTCTCTGCAGCTGACAATGATAGCTTAGGGTTATCTCTTAATAATTGGGTAACAGCCCGGGTAACTTCCTCTTGTGTTATAGGTTTGCCACCACGATAACGACGTTTGTGATGACGTCTAGTACCCATTTTATATAGACATCCCGAAACTTTTAACGCGTTCAGAGTAAATGGAGTTTTTAGAGGCAAAGGACCAGTCAGAAGTAAAAAAGTTAATGCAGGAAAAGCCTATCATTATCTTTTTCCATAGTAGTGGATGTCCTCATTGTACAGATACAATGCCTCACTGGAAAGAGCTTTGTTCTAGAAAAGCAGAGTATGGACTTGGTGATACAAAAATGATTTCTGTTGGAGATTCTGCTATACCAGATGATGCAGGTATTTCTGGTGTTCCTCATTTCCGGAAGATATCTAAATCCGGAAAGATATCAGATGTTCTTGGGGAGAAGTTATCTGTAAAGGAACTTGTGGACTCACTCAAAAAGATGGATGGTGGGCGGTCACTTCGCCGTACCCGCAGGCGTAACTCCCGCCGGCTTGTCCGTAGAGTTCGGAAGACCCGTCATCGCCTCTGAACCTTGGGCATCAACGTATCCCTCTGACTTCTCCTTTGCTTTGCGAGCCAAGAAAGCACTAGAATGGTCGGGTTCATCAATTCCCTTAGCTAGGAACTTCAGGAATCCATCCTGGTCATTAGGAATCAGACCAGACTGTACTGTATGAAAGGTACGCATAGACTGAGCCATATCAAACTTATCAGATGTGTCCATGTAGATATCTGAAGTCTCTTGAAACGCTTTCTCAATCTTCTTCTTTACTTCGTTACTTGTTATCGGGGCAGCTTCCGGGCGATTAGGGTTGTCTAGAATCTCGGTAAGCAGAGGATTCATGAACGGATTCTTGCCTGTAGGATATGTATACTGTTTCAATGTAGCAGTAACATCATCGGTAAAAGCTTCAAGAGCACGAGCATTCGGGAAAAGCTTGACTACCAAAATAGTAAGAGCAAGTACAAGGGGTATAGCAAGCAGATAAGGAGTCTTTTGTGTTGCGAAGAACAGGATGAATGAGATATACACTGAGAAACGTACGATGGCGTTCATTGCAGTAGGGATATCCATTGAACTTGTCGGTACAAACTTGTACCAGCTTGCTTTAGTGAATAAACTGGCCGGGTTATCAATCCACAGGTCTTCCATTTAATTCTAGTCCATGTCTTTTCTTTCTGCGAGTTTGCGTTGAAGACGTGCAACCATACGAGCACGTCTGGCCTCAGGCGAATTACCGAGAATAACCTGAGGCGCTACTGCTGCCTTACGGCCTCCAAGCATATCGGTAAACATATCACCAAATGCAGTCTGAACCTTCAGCTTGATTGTTTCAATATCTCTTGCTAGCATTTCCTTCGTAAATTCACCGCGACGAAGCTTATCCTCGAGTGCTGTCTTAATCTTCTTCATAATCTTCTCCATTACCGGGCTAACTTCCTGAGCCTGGAATGACTTTAGCACTTCCTCGGGATTCTCAAAGTCAATACCAAGCTCCGTAATATCAATTGTTTCAGCGAGACTCATGACTACCTTTGCTAGGCGGGTTGTCATGATAAACTCAAGAATCTCTGAAACCTTGCTACGAGACTCTTCAGTGCCGAGAATCTTTTCAATCTCGTCGGTCTTACCTGTTTCGCCCCATACGCCCTTCATTGTCTCGGCAATCTTGTTAATCTTATCCTTGATGTCTCCACTGAGAAAGGAAGCAATACCACACTTCTGGAAGTTAGCCCAGAATAGGTCAGGCTTGGTCTTTGCCAGCGGAGAAATGTCTACTCCAAAAAGAGTAAACTCCTTGTCAAAAAGAGTAACATCTTTCTGAATGATTTTTAGAATGTCTGATGTAATCTTCTCTTCGAACTCAGCCGGGTCGGTATCCTTATAAGGAGCAAACTCTGTACCAGGAAAATTAGTACAGAGTTGGTCGCGAAATGCCTTGAATGATTTCTTGGCGTCCATTTGAGTTTATATTAAGATTAGACTCTAAACTACTTATTTCCGCCACGACGTGCCATTAAGTCTGAGTCAGTAGATGTCAAGCAAACGCATCCGGAATCTGTGGTAAAGGCGGCCGGGCAGCACTCGGGCTTGACTTCATTTCCTACTAGAAACATGAGCTTATTCTCTTCCTTAAAGCTATTTTGGGGAAGGCCTCCTACTGGCATGTGCTCGGAGGACATCCAGCCACCCATGACTGAGTCATAAGGACCCATGGCAGGGCCGTCCATGGGCATCCCGGCATCCTTCTGCATAAAGCCTTCTCTGGTACCTAGAAATCCAAGTAATAGAGCCCCAAGTAGAAACGTGACGACCATTGCAGTTTTGGACAACTTCATTCTTTCTCTAGTACTCGGATTTTTATACACCAGCAGCCATTAATGCGGCGGACAATACTAATACTACTGCAAGAATCTGAGGCTGGAATAAAGCAAGGATTACGGAAATGATTAACATTGCGATTACAAAAGCCTTGATAACTCCGAGAACAAATGATATGAATGATTCCATAAAAGCTACTGCCGACGCTCCAAAATATGCCATAATATAGCCTTCTCCAAACATTCGTCGCAATAAGTCATTCAGCTTATTTAGAATGTATACAAATGCTCCTACCGGTGCTGAAGCCTTTGATAGTGTGGATGTTGCGAAACTCAAAATAAATTTACGAATGGTGGTAATCATCTGCCTGAAGAGAGCTAGTGGGTTTGCGATATTTTTTAGCATGTCTGAAATGATTGAGAATTGGCTTCCAAGTGCATCTGTCATTGAGCCAGCAATTGATGACCCAATAAGATTCATACAATTCCTGAAATTGCCACCAATTCCAGTCTCTGGGTCTACAATGCCAGCAAACAGCATATAGGATGGGTTACATCTGTATGAACTCCAGTTCGCTGATATTTTGCGTAAGTTTCCATATGCATGTGTTAGAAAGATGCCACAAATGGCTGCTGCTGTTATTACCCAAAATAGTATCATGTTATTCTTTAGCAATTTATTAAAGCCCGGCAAACTTACCAATCGGGCTGTTCTTTGCTGCTTGTGCCGTCTGTTCTCCTGCATAGAAAGCATAAATAACCGAAGCAAAAACACCTACGATTCTGCCCATGAGTGTACGAATTCGAATCATCAGATATTGCATGCTGGACATCAGATTCTGGATTTTACCGAATACCATTTGGAATACCATCATGAAACCCCCGCGTGTAGAACCCATCATTCCGCGCATATCTTCCATGGCAGAACTAATGCTCCCTAGTGAGTCACCAACTACGCTCATCTGTGAGTTCATTCCATCCATAGCTAGACCGGCATAATCGCTAAAGCTTTTTGTTGTACAATTCATGAAGTTGGTACCAATATCTACACCAACATCTACGACAATCGGTAGAAGCATAAATGCCGGGTTACATCTCATTTCAGACCAGTTGTCCTGGACATATTTTGCTTGGTTCATTCCATACATGAATATGGCCGCAATTACAGCACCTAATGTGATTCCAACAAATAGGAGCATTTCTCTTATTAATCAAAACGGAAACCTTTATTCGCTTGTCACGTGAGAATTGAAAATGAACTATCACGCTTTAGAATATTGTGAGCTAAAGCAGGAAGCAAAGGAACGACGTATTAAGATGTATTACGTTATGCGAAAAGCTCAATTGATTGAGTTGTTATCTATGAAAGAGTTGCCAGAGAAGTATATCATCGAGAAGAAGGTTATCGGAGAGTTACGTTCCGAGGCTCGAGCTCGAGGGTTTGTGGCATCATATAGGTTGACTCGTTCAGCCCTGCTTGAACTACTTTACCCCCATCTGTACGGAAAGACCGGTTCGGAGTACAAGCACAAGAATCAGAACAATGCAGATAAGCATAATACCCCAAAGGAGTACTACACCGAGTAGATATGGATAGAGATACTGAAAAATCTTGTCGAGAAGGGGTCGAATAACAGACTGTTCAAAAAACTGTTGGACATCCGGCGAGCCCAGGAAGTCGAACAATTGTTTTTTCATCCTTTTTTTGTCTTCGTTTGAACATAAAGAAAATGGTCAAGACATCGCAGACATACCAACTTCTAGCAGTTGCCGCCGTTGGTGCTATTGTTCTTTACGCAATGAACTCATACAGTGCTAGTAAGAGTCTTACTGGCGAGGGAATGATGGATAAGCTTGGAGGTGCACTTGGTTCATCTGGGCCTCTTGGTGAGATGGGACCTTTTGGAGCCAGTAGACATGATGGTACCGGTAATGCTCAGCCCACCGAGGCTCTTCAATCTCGCCAGCCCACTGGCCAATCAACATATTCTGAATCTACTCTAGGTGCGTCAGAGCTTCTACCCAAGGGTGAGATTGGCGCATCTTGGGCTGCCGTAAACCCTGCTGGCATGGCTGACCTAAAGGGCCAGAACTTCCTCCAGGCCGGTTACCACACTAATACTGCCCTTGCTGGTGTATCTCAGACGAACAGGAATGCCTCCTGGGATGTCCGTTCTGAGGCTCCTAACCCCCAAGGAAGTGTTGGTCCTTTCCTGAATACAACTATTGAGACAAATCCCTTTAAGCGTGGCCTTGACTGCCAGGGTCTATCCGACTAAAAAATGGATTTTAAAATAATAGTAATCTAACTGTTATCAAATCCTGAGATGCCGCGCTTTCTTGCGTGCTGTCGCTGGGAGACAAAACTGAGGGCAGGCGGAAAGCTGTGCGGTACTTACAACTACGGTGAGTACGATACCTTGAAAGAGGCAGTGGCACGCATAAATGAGGTTGCCGATACTGCCTACGCCTTGCGAGACGAAACTGTCAGCTACTACGTCAACGAACTTGCTCCACCGGGTATTTACCCCATTGTTGCCAAGTCGTACCCCGTCTCATAAGCTCATTAAGAGCCATTTTTATATATGCTTTTTGTAATGATACCAGCAATTGCAATCGGGGGAACAGTTATTGCCTTGGCATACTCGTACCTTGGTGGTCCTCAAAATAATACCCTTGTAAAAGCGTCTGATGGGCGGTCTTATAAGGTTCAAGATTTACCAGATAAACAGCAGGCAGCAGAAAGGATGTGTTCAATCCGTAGTAAGCTGGAAAAAATTTGCACTCACTGCAAAGATGAAAAGGATGAACCCTATCAGCGTCTAGTTTCTAGGTTTGACCCGGATTCCCTAGAAGAGAATGATATAACAGCAGATAGTACATCCTATTCAGAAAACAAGGGAGAGAAGATTATTGTTTGCTTACGTGACAAAACTCAGCCTCCCTTTCCCCTGATTGAGGAGAATACAGTGATGTTTGTTCTGATTCATGAACTATCCCATTTGATGACTACAAGTATTGGTCATACTCCAGAGTTTTGGACTAATATGCGCATGCTTCTACAAGATTGTATAAAAATTGGGGTATACACCCCTGTTAACTACTCTAAAAGTCCAGTTAAGTATTGTGGCATGACCATTTCTGATACGCCACTATGACCAGTTTATCTCCAAGCTGGAGAGGTCCTTGGACACATTTCCTTGGATTGTGTACGAGCAGTCTGGGAACATCTTCATAAGACGTCCCGTCATTTGAAGGGCGTCTTCTGTGTTTACGTCACAGATGTAACGCGAAAACACACCTTCCGCTGCTAGCTTGAATATCTCATTCGCAATCCGGTGAACAATGATGTCCATGATAATATTTGTCGGTACACACGATTCGTTCTCCAGCATCTGGAGCCCTGCCTTTGTCATAGGAAAGGCCATCCTGTTTAAAAATATATTATTATGGGATTGTTAATCCGTTTTAAGTCCAGTCTACATAGACTAGCTTCATCTCGCTGTCCTCTTTTTTTTCGTACCCGACATGTGCTTCAGGAAATCGCTTTCTCACTTGTCGAAGTATCATTACTGTTGGGATGTCTGGGAGAAGAATAGCAATATTTGAAACTTTAGTAATTCCTTTTTTTGCTGCTGCGATAACAGTGCGGCTGATTTGGTCAATCAGCTGGTCTACTCTAGATTGGTACACTTGTTCCTCTGCAGGAATCGTCATTGCTTTCAGCGCTTCATTGCTGAGAGGATAGTTCATTTTGTAATGACATCAAATCTGAAAATATTCTAATCCGTTTTAAGAGTAAGATGTTCAAGTCTGTTGTAGACTTTAATGGCCAACGCAGAAACATATCTTTCTTTAGCGATGACACTATCAACGTTGTCCGGCAACAAATAGCAAAGACAGTTGATATTCACCAAGATAGACTATTTATCAATATAGTTTTAAAACTGGATAAGGACTATTATTCTGGCGATTCACGAAACTGGGAAGCTTTATTTAACCGGATTTCAATGAATGGTTTACCAATTGAACGAGACCCCTTCTATGCATACTGTGATTCTCGTGGTGTAAAGATTACCTATAAAAAGTTGGACAAGGAAGAGTGGATGGCATATCCTGCTTTTTTACAGCCTCTGTTTGACCCGGGACTTTCTTTTGATGAACCAAGAATCTTTGGAGTTGAACCAGATAAGGCATATACTTTGCCTATGAAATTTGATACAGCAATAGCTAATCTAATACCAACTGCTCAATATCCTATTCCAGAAGGAGGTCGTTTGTTTGTCAGCATGTATCCCAACTTGAAAGACAAGGATTCCAGATTTGTGGTGAAGGAATACGAGACAGGAACTGAAGGAGCATACTTCCCTCTAGTAAGAGCTTCTACCCCTCAACGTTTAACTGAAGGGCAAATCCTTGCTTTAGATGCCCAAACAAAACATCTGAATGATTTGCTGTCATTAGACCCTCCCCATGAGAAAGAAGTACACATCTTAAAAGCAACCTGGAGTGCTGACTTGGTTGACACAGATTTTGGTAAAGCAGTTCGTACTAGATTCGAACAAATCTTTTATGGGTTAACCGTCTCAGAAGATATCCCATGTGTTACCTTTTTTACTGGCCGGTCCGAAATCTCTCGGCACAAGTTTTACAAGAAAGATGCAAAGACTAAAACAACATTTCTCAAATTACCAATCTGGGCTGCTTGGTGGACTAAATCCAAACCGTATAGACCAAACTTATCTGCTTTAGTTTTGTACCGAGGAGACGACCGGGAGATTTTTGACCGTATTACAATCACATCTCATGACATCAAACTTGCGGTGTATCGTGATGCATCTAATAAGGAATCGTTGGATGACATGAAAGAAAGCATGATTAAGTGGCTGATGTCTTTTGATGCAGTTGTTCCTTTCCTTCAAAAAACAGATATCACCGATTCCAGATTTGTGTTACAGGATATTAAGTTCGAAGCAGAGTATTCAACACCGTTGGATACATATGATACTTTGCGTATGAATTGCTTAGCCGGAATCTTTGAGGTCTCTAGAAAATCTGAACAAGTATTCAAGTTCTTACGCTCAGACGACGCAGATGATGGTATCAATCCACGAGATGTTCGTATCATAAATCTGCTTAGAGAAGACCCGTTTATCAAGCCTTCCGAGATTCAAGACGAACTAAAGTTATCTTTAGATGAGGCTACTATCTTATTGAATGCAATTAAGCAACGAGTAGAACAAGACCCTAATTTGCTTATCAGGCAGTTCAGAAGTTTTCCTGGACTTATTATGCACCAAAAGAAAATTGAAATCAGCGATGTAGATTCGGTTGGCCGGTTTCTGAAGTATGCTAACATTCTTAGATACATCCTGAGTGACCCAACAAATGAAGATGTAAATCGTATTTGTCCCAAACGTCAAGAATCAGTCCCTGTTGCTGTCTCGACAGTAAATACACAGTTTGTAGATACTGAGTTCTCAAATCTGTTTGACTATTTGGAAGGCGATGTATTAGAAGAAGTAAAGCCGGAAACGACAACAGTTCAAAAAACAACCACATCAAAGGGAGCAACAATTTATAACTACTTCAACACTCGGCTACAAGAATTTGACCCGATAAAGTTCCCTCCGCAATCAGATTATGCTAAGAGGGTTGACCAGAATTTACAACCAGTAATCATGTCATCTGAAGAAATTCAAGATATAATTGATGACGTAACAAAGGGAGAGGAATTTAATCCACGCAAGTACCCTGATAATCAAAAGATAGAGTTAACCAATCCGGATGGAATTATTCTTTGTCCGGACTTCTGGTGTATGTATGACAAGATACCCTTGCATGTGTCACAGCTAGAAGAAATCGATGGAAATAAGGTATGCCCAGTATGTCATGGCAAGGTTCGTAAGTCATCTGACTACAAGGCAGATACGCGTGAGTTCTCGGTAATCCCAAGAACTAAAGGAAACTCGTACCCCGGATACAAAGACAACAATGAAAGTCTACCAATCTGCTTTAAGTCTCCTAAGGAGAGGAAACTGAAAAAAGACGACAAAGACGATAAGTACTATATTCTAAGCGAGAACAAGACTACGGGTTATGGTCGGTTTGCATATCTTCCAAAAGACTTACTGAACTCTATTCATATTTCAGAGGAATACAAGCTGGCCATTGAAGCAGGGAATCGAATCCAAACGGGAATGTCCGGATTTTTTCGTGTTGGGTTAGGACGTCCTTCCGATGGATTACCAAATTTCTTAAATATTACTACTAAGGTTGTATCTCCTCGTCATGCAATTACAAATATTTTGCGCTGTGCCTTTGTTGCAACCTGGACGATGACAAGTGAAACTCATGCAGCAGAGATTGAGAAGAAGTTAGATATGGTTCCATTTGCTAATGATACAGTTGCGCGAAAGCATATGGCTCGAGTGATTTCTGGAATTGATGAAGCATTTATTGAAGGAAAACTAACCGTCATCCAAGAGTTAGAGTATACGGCTATTATGCTGAATGTAGACTTATACCGAATTAGTCTAGAAGACCTAACAATTGGTTGTACATTCTATACTCCACAGGTAAAGGTCAGAACTCGTGGTGTTATCATCTTACAGAGAGGGAATGATGTGGATTGTCTTTGCTTTGTGACCCGGCAGCAGAAGAAGTTTACATTCAAGGCTAATATTTTTGAGTCTCCCTTTAAAGAAGAGACATACGTTGAACTAGCAAAGAAACGTAATTTAGCTTGCGTGACAAATATTCCAACTATTAAAGATGCCGTCTTATTTGCAAAGTCACTGGTTGATGATTTCTCGATTGTATTAGACCCATTTGGAAGAGGTCAGGCACTATATATCCCAAATGACATGATATTACCATTTCAGAATACTGCAATTCCTCCTCTTGAGAAGAGACCTAAGATTTCAGGATATGCAGATGTTCGTGAATTGCCAACATATGAAGACATGCGTACTTTGCTGAAGAAAGCGCAGGAGATTGCTCCGGGTTACGAATGGGCAGAAGACATGCATGATGGCCAAGGACATATTGTAGAAATTCTAACGCGTTCTGGACTACGTATTCCAGTAGTTCCTAAGGTTGGGCAAGGAGAAGCATCAGAAGTAACCCAAACAATAATTGGTGAAACAGAGACATCCCTTGCTTTGGGGGAACCTAACAAGGAGGATTTGGCCCGGTATAAGCAGGTATCCTATGCTTCTGAATTGTATGAATTTTTATTATACCAGTTAACTCTCGATATTAAGAACAAAATAAAACCAGAATTGAACAGAGCTCTTTCGGAACCAACACCTAAACGTTCGGACCTTGAGCCAGAATTAGAAGATTGGTTTGAGCAAACAACTCATTTTGTATCACTTCAAACACCTATTGAATTCTTATCAAAAATCCGGAAACCGTGTGGTCAGTTCAAGGAGAAAGAATGTCCGAATGCTCACATGTGTGCTTGGGATGGTGAGACATGTAGAATTCAGGTAAGAGATACGATATCAAGAACAAAGTTATTTAATAAGATACTTGGGACATTGATAGATAATTCTAAAATCCGGTCAATTGTTTTGGATGGTCGTACAACGCCATTCTTTAGCACGGTACTTTACTTAGAGTTGCCTACTGAAGTAATATATACAGATACAGAGCTCAAAGAAACAATTTACGCGCAATAAAATTATTACAAGTGGCGGCGGAGAGGCCAGAAGCACTAGTAGCTCAGTGGTAGAGCATCCGTCTTATGAGCGGGGGGTCGTGAGTTCAACCCTCACCTGGTGCACCAGCGTCAATAGTTCAGTGGTAGAATATGGGTTTTCCAAACCTACGACACGGGTTCGATTCCCGTTTGACGCATCCGCACCCGAGTAAGTGTCTAAACTGCGTTCGTTATATGGGGTAACCCAATTGAAGCCTTATCATCTAGTGGTTAAGATACGGGGCTTTGAACCCCGTCACCCCAGTTCGATTCTGGGTAAGGCTATACTTCCTCCGATATAGTGTAACGGTTAGCATACAGGGTTTTCACCCCTGAGTCCCGGGTTCAACTCCCGGTATCGGAATTAAAACGGATTTAGTGAAAGAAACAATTTTAAGTTTAAAATGTTCTTCTTCTTTCGCAAAGAGCTTCGCATCCTTTTGGGGCGCTGGGCTATAACTGGGAGAAAACAGAGCAACATTAAGAATGATTGGGCAAACAGCGACAACTGTGGAATCTCTACGTACTATAAATGATTTGGGTCTGATAGCCCTATATACCTTTTTGTGGTCCCTTAGCTCAATTGGTAGAGCGCTCGGCTGTTAACCGGGAGGTACTGGGGTCGGAGCCCAGAGGGACCGTTGGGTTTAGTCACACCCTTCAAAAAGACTCTTTGGCCTGTTAGCACAATGGATAGTGCAATCGGTTTCTACCCGATAGGTTGTGGGTTCGACTCCCATGCAGGCCTCCGCCTTTTTAGCTCAGTGGTAGAGCACCAGCTTTGTAAGCTGTAGGTCGTGGGTTCGATTCCCATAAGAGGCATACCTTATATACATTGTAATTATACACACACATGGATGTCCGAGTGGTTAAGGAGAAGGCCTTAAGAGCCTTTGCAGAAATGCGCGTGGGTTCGAATCCCACTCCATGTACTCCAGAGTATTGAAATCAATATTCTGAAGTGCAAAAATTACCGGTGTACAGTTTAGCACTACCGAAGAAAAGGAAGTGTTAACAGTATAGCCAGCAGCAAAGTAAAATCCAAGTGCTTGAGAACCCAGACAACCGGTCTTGTTCGTATTAATCTGTAGCGAAACTTGGGGCCGGAATACAACAAAAGGCAAGCAAATACACTTACCCAGTATATGGTTATGTTGAGCGGCGTCGGTTCAGGAATACGCATGGTTTATAAGCAAAATAAGTTTATGCTCTCTTAAATTCCGTTTTTTATTGAAAAATGGCCCGAAGGCGTGTTACATGTTCCGCTGCCGCTTGTGTCCGACAGACGACCACTTCTTCAAGCCGCTGAATTCGGGCTCAAAGAGAAGTGGTCGAATCAAGATATCTGCCGTTTCTGACAGACAATGCTTGGTGGCCGGGCGTGCAGGTGCATTGGTGCTTGCCGGTTGAGGCAGGCGTTTGGGTGTCACTGAGCCTTGCTCCATGATAACCGTGGTAGTTGTTATTTTTATACCAATTAAAAATCCGTTTTCCCTTGCGGGGTATTAGTCATACGCTGCCATAATGCGAAGCGCCTCGTCATAGTGGACAAACCACACGACAATTGCGTCCATAATGTGGAGCATGTCTACGCCCTCCTCGTGAATGAGAAGGGGCTTTGTTGTGCCTTTGAGCCACGCATTGTCCCTGTCAAAGTAGATGTTGCAGCCGGTGCCAGTGCTGTCATCCTTCTTCAAGGTAAACCAGCGCGTGCCAACCCGAAAGCTTCGCATCTCCTTGTTCATCCGGGCTTTGCCGGCAAGAAGGTAATCGCGAGAGTTCATGGCAAGTAAAAAGCAAAAATATTGTATTTTTTAAATACGTTTTCCAATGCCTTGGTTGGTCAGCTCATCAATGATGTTGTTGCATTCTATTTCATCTGCGCAAACCACCACCATGTTGTAACCGGGCCCAATCAACGTTAAACAGTAGTGAATTTCTTCGGGATTGTAGTTTGATGTGGACTCAAAAGGCTGCCACTGTGTGATTGCTTCAAGCTGGTAAGTTTTACCTGCTGATTCAAGTTCAATGTTGCCATTTACAATAAGTACGTTGTTGTAGCGAGAACGTTTGGGCATTTTTACTTATCTATGAAATTACTTAGAACAATTCCGTTTTAGAAAAAAATGGCCTTTCGGCGTATGTTGCGGTGGCACAATTACTTGTCCACCGGCTTCTCAATCTGAGAGCCCAGCTCATGCTTGTGAAGGAGTTCAATCGCCTCGACAACGTAGTTCTGCAGCTGTGGCATGTTGTCCCTGAGCTTGATGAGCTCAGAGAGGTCTAGCCCCTCAAGCAGCATCCCCACGGTCTTGCCTGCAATGCGGTCGCACGGCAGGCTGATGGGGAAACTCATCATGACAGCTTTGTAGCCGGCATTGTCATCGTCTTTGAGAAACGACTGCACCTGCTTGTACAAAATCTCGCCGATGGCGTTCTTGGCCTTGTTGAGCTCTGCCACTGCGCTCTCCCCACTGCTGGGCGAGGGCTTGGTGGCCTCCTTTGCAACTGCCTTCTCAGCAATTGCCTTTTTCTTCTTCTCTCCGATGAAGACCTCGTGCCCGCCGCCGCCCTTGCGGCCGCAGACTTCGAAATGGTGCGTCTTCGCCGCAGCGCCCTCGCACAGGGGGTTTGTGCAGTAACGCACATGCTTGCGCGAGCACTCCCCGCTGGGAGGCGCGCAACCCTTCGGCGAGTTAAAGAACTGGCAGATGGGCATGGTGAGCGGTGTAAGAACAAACTAAATAGGGTTCAACAAATCCGTTTTTCTGGACGAAAGGACAAATATTGATTCGCATATGCATGCCAATATTTGAGAAACTCAGTATTAATCATTTATTGCCGGTTTACGCAGTTACCGCGGGCTTCAGGAAGTGCACCTTCAGGTACGTCTGCAGGTTCAGGTAGGTCACCTCATCCTTGTCCGTCACGCGGAGGAGCTTGGCAAGCTTGGCATCGGGCAGGATGCGGCGCTTGAAAGAGGGGTCAAAGCAGCTGTGGCTCTTCACGTACCCGGAGATGAACTTCGTCACATCCGTCTGGCTCTTCTGGCTCTTGGACGCAAGACCCATGAAGCCGCAGAGCTCATCAGAAAGGGGGCGCACCTTTAGGAAAGCGTTGTTCGCACGGCGAGCCTCCCAGGCAGCGCGCGCCTCAGGGGAAAGCGTCGCAGGGTCTACCTTGCGGCGGCGCTTGGAATCCCGGGCCTCACGCTTGATGGCCTTCGCAGCCTCCTGGAGGTCATGCGCAAGCGCACGAGACGCCTCAGCAGAAGCCTTGGCATGAGCACGAACCGCCTCAAGAGCAGAGGAAAGGATGGCATCAGCACTGCGCACCTCAGCAGGGGCAGCGGTGGATGCAGCTACAACTACAGGCACAACTACCTCAGTCTGGGCAGGTGCCTTCTTGCCCTTCGCGGCAGGGGCGGCCTTGGCGGCAGGGGCGGGAGTCACGGCGGCAGCAGGGGCGGTCTCAGTCTTCTTGGCCATCTTGTTTGACTTACTCTGGGAAACAGAAGAGGACATTTCTAACGCGGTTGGTATACTCTATGATATCGTGACCTGTTTAAATCACAAACTATGCCGGGCGCTCAATATTTTAAAGCACACATCATAAGGTTGCTTACAATCCTTCAAAATCTTCAAAAGACAGCTTCCTAGGTAATGACATACTTGCTTGGTGTCTGCTACTTCTAGAGTCTGACGTCTCCAGCAGCTATGAATCCAAACATAATAGATATTTCTGCGGGAATGAATACTCTTATGCTCCTTTGCCCAGAGCAACAGGCTGTTTCTTAGCATAGCAGTAAATTCCCATAGTTGGGTCCGGTTCAATGCAATAAAGAACATCGGATTAATGTCTATGAATAAAGACTCTTCCAGCATCTGACTAACCATCATCCAACGCATTGCAAATACCTTATCTGAATCTGTAAGATATAATGGGTCATGAAACAAAGGTAGTAGTCTAACTTCCCGGTAGTACACACACTCCTTCATACGCTTTCGGGTTTCGAGAGAGAGCTCCTGCCGAGTATATGGATTAATAGGCTTTAGCTTGTCAAGCGATAGCTGAAATATGGATTTGATGTTAAACCAATAAACCTTGCCATCCTCATGAAAAGCAAAATAGTCAAATGGGTGAACTGTGTCATCTGATGTAATCACGTCTTCTTCATTGTGGCATAGTGACCTTTTTAAGACACCCGGTCCGGATAGGTCGAGTAGGTATCTAACAAACCAACCACGCCATATTTTTTGAATCTTGACTGCACTTTCTCCTACCGGGTTTACACTGGCCCATAATCTAGGATTCTTTGACTTTGCATGTTTTCCACAAAATTGAAGATTCTTCAGTGCCTTTGATGGGCACCGGTCATTCGATGTCTTGTTTTTACACGACCCACAGAGCATTTCTTATCTAATATACAGTTCTTTCTTGAAAACGGATTTACATGTTGACAGCCATTAATCAATAACAACAGTAACCATGTCCACGAACGCAATCGTCAACGCAAGCAACGCAAACATCGCTCAGGTCTCCTTCACGGAGGCCAAGCGCAACAAGCAGGGAGGCCTGGGTGTGTCATTTAAGTATGACGGCCAGAACTTCGCGCTACGCCTTCCACGGATGGCGTTTCCCGGCGGCCTCCTTCAGCGGGAGGATGAGAAGAGCGGCAACGTCTCGTATTCGCTCATCGGCTCTCTCAAGGGCTGTGACCCATACGCGAAGGCCCGCTCCACCGGCACCGACGACATGGCAAACCTATACAACTTCCTCCTGGACCTCCAGGAGAAGCTAATTCAGGCGGCAACTGAGAACAGCACCAAGTGGTTTGGCAAGAAGCGTGGCGAGGAGTCAATCCGCGACAGCTTCAACGACCGCAGCGTGCTGAGTGTGTCATCTGACAAGAACGGCGACGAGTATGTTCCCAACGGGAAGTACCCGCCTTCGTTCCGGCTCAAGATTCCCGTATACGACGGCCGCATCGCAATGGATGTGGTTGACGCATCTACGAAGCCCGTGTTTCTGACACTGGATTCGCTCCGCTCCGTCTTCCCAAAGGGCGTAGCAGCGAACCTGATTGTCAGCGGCTCGGTCTACATCATTGGCCAGTCATTTGGCGTCACTTGGCGCGTGTCCATGGCGCAGGTATTCCCTCAGACTCGTCTGACGGCTGCCAGCGCCTTCGAGGCAGTCCCCGATGAGGAGGCTGACGAGGAGGAGGCCCCGGCAGGGAGCCCTACTCCGGTGCAGGAGTCTCAGGCGGTGGAGCTTCCAGTAGTGGAGGCTGCTCCCGCTGATGCGACCCCGGCTCCGGCGCGCAAGCGTCGCGTTGCAGCCCCAGTCTAGACCATACAGATGAGTCTGGCGGAGGCTGATACATAACGAATGAATCATCTATAAAAAGAGGATTGGTGATTATCACCGCCTTTTTCACTGCTGAACACATCGGTGAAAAAGACTTTCCACACGAGCATTCATAAATATCCGGTATTCCTTGCGTAATATACTTGGGTAGAATGATTCGATGGCATCCTTTGAGCAGAATATCTGAGTCCATAGCATCTTGGTAAGCTTCAGATGACAAAAGAGTAAAAATAGATTCCCCTGCTTTCCAATCCTCTTGAAGCAGAGTACCAAATGGCGAATCCCGGAACCAAAGTGTCTTAAATCGAGAATGGTCTTCAGATTCATGCTCTGCAAGTCCTACCCGATTTAGGTCATCATCGTATAGCCAGTAGACATCTAGTCCTTGATTTTTATATGATGCGTCTAGAGCTCCGCGAAATACGGTCCGGTCAGAGTATGCCCACTCAGCGGCATCATGGTCTTCATCATGTTCAGCTATATCGCGAGAGATATCAGTGTAAAGCAGAGATGGTCTCAAGACTGAGTACATCTTTGGTTTATTTCTGGATTTGATTACCGTCTGTGCTTACGCGTCTTACGTTTGCGTGTTTTACGTCTGCCTCCAATTTTTCTATTACTAATGAAATATGCTGCAGCAATTGCATATAACGGAAAGTATTTTTGAAAATCGGCTAAAAATGTTGGGGGAGTTGCGTCTGCTTTTACTCTAAACATATCTAGTCTCTGTGTATCTGAATTTGGTTCGTATAATATTAGCTCTCCTGCAGCATTTATAATAAATGCAACAACGTGTCCTCCTTCACGTTCACCATATAACACTAAGAACCCATCTGATTTTCTTTTAATTACACTATTGACCACGATTGACGGGACTTCTCTGACAACGGATAGATTATTGTTTTTCTGTATCATGGCTTCTAGTTCTACTAATGCTACACCCGGCTGAACACTTGAAAATTTTCCATATCTTCCTGTTTCATTAAGCAATTTTAATACGATTCCGCCACATATACCATTCTGTAAAACGATTGGTATATTTCTATCACCAATTGGCTCCATTATCTTTAATCAAACGAAACTTTCACAGTGACGTCGTGTCGGGAAAGGGAGTTTGTAGCAGAGTTAGATAGCTCATGGCGCTTTCTACGAGTATCCTTATCAGCTGTCTCCTTAAGCTCCTGAAGCCGGGACTCCATATCTGCATGAACAGCTTCACGGTGAGTCTCCAAGTAGTTAATGATTTCATCCGAGAGAACCCACTCGAAAAAGTTTAGCTGGCCCACGGTTGTGTCCAGACCCTTGAACTTGATTCGTTTGCACCGGCAGAATGGGTCGAACATCTTCTTGCTGTATGCTTTCAGATGGCTCTTGTATGACAGATACACTATCACGTACGACTGCTTGCTGGTCATGAATGCTACGTTGAACTTCTTTGCGTAGTTCGTCACGAACCAGTCGATGATTCTTAAAGAAAGGTCCGAAGTTCCATTTAGAATTGCCGCTACTTTCTCTAGGTTCCCGGGAACTGAGTAAAACTTCTCTAGACGATGCAACACCCATTGTTCTTGGCTTTGAATTTGTTCCATATTTATTAGTCTCATCACCTTGCTTGAAAACGGGTTTTAACTCTCGAAACATACTATACGTAAGAATGCAGGATAAGATTAATTATTTGCTAGAACACTACGGTATCGACGACCAGCGTACACAAGCATGGTTCACTAAGCGCGGTGAAATGCTAACAGCATCAGAAATCTGGAAATCATTTGGTGATGCTACAGCTGCTGCCCGGCGTGAATTAATTTTGTCGAAGCTGACACCCCCCAAGAAGCAAGATGGTCAGGGAGTTGGTGCCCTAATTTGGGGAACTCGACTAGAGCCTGTAGCAAAGGAGATTTATTGCTTTACGGAAAAGGTTAAGTTGGTTGACCTCTCATGCGTACGTCACCCAGAGCACGCCTTTCTTGGAGCATCGCCGGATGGTCTTCTTATTACAGATGATGCTCGCAACGGTCGTCTAATTGAACTAAAGTGTCCTATCTCCCGGTCTTTCTCAGAAGATACACCTGTGCCAGATGCATACTATCATCAGATGCAACTTCAAATGGAATGTACTGGTCTTGTAGAGTGTGATTATGTCGAGATGCAGTTTAAGCTGATGAACTATTCTGAATGGTCGACAACTGAAGCAGAGTTTAAGTCTTGCTTTGCAGTTTCTGATTCTGGTCAAGTTCTATACCGGCAGATTACTGATACACAAACAGTTCATGAGTGGCAGATGGCTGTTCTTGGAAATCCAATGGATTGGCAGATTCTATATTGGATTCTGGTAAAGAAGCGCCAGAAGCTAACTCTAAAAGACCCAGACTGGATGCCAATGCACTTTCCGGAAATGAAGGCAACGTGGGATGAGATTGTTCAGCATCGTGAGGCTGGAACACTTCCCGCTGTAAAAGAGAAACCCATTTTAGTACTGTAGAGTTAAATTAACAAAATGAAGCTAGGTCTGTGCATGATTGTAAAGGATGAGAGCCACATTATTCATGAAGTACTTCAGGCAACGCTTCCTCTGATTGATACATACTGCATTCTAGATACTGGTTCAACTGATAACACTGTTCAGATTATCAAAGATTTTTACGCAAAGACAGAAATTACCGGGGAAGTTGTTTTGAGTGATTGGAAAGGATTTGATAAGTCTCGTACAGAAGCTCTTCGGTTGTGTGATGGTAAGATGGACTATATCTTGATGATTGATGCAGATGACTTGATGGTATTTCCTGTTGACTGTAAGGCATTCTTGCATAAGGTTCTTGATGAGCACAAGCCCAACGGAGCAATTATTCAGATTAAACGTGGAAATATTGATTATGTCCGGACTCAAATTTTTAAGGCAGAAGACAACTGGAGATATGTAGGAGTACTACATGAGTATCCTACCAACGATAAGAAAGATAACAAGATGATTAAGCTTCCGCCGGAAGTTTATATGATTGGTCGCACAATTGGTAACAGGTCAAAGCAGGAAGGAAATAAGTATCTCAGAGATGCCAAGATTCTTCTTGCTGAGGTTGAGAAGGAGCCGGAGAATGACCGTTATGTGTTCTATCTTGCACAGTCATATCGTGATGGAGGAAACATTCCTGAGGCAATTAAGTGGTATAAGCGCCGTGTTGAGATGGGTAAGTGGAAAGAAGAACAGTGTGTTAGTGCTATGAACCTTGCCCGGCTTCTACAGGATAAAGACTGGGCATGGCGTGCGCATGAGTTCAATCCTAAACGCAATGAGTCGCTTGTATGGTATGCTTCATATTGTCGTACGAAGAATCTGTTCACTCATGACCTGCTTGCCATGATTATGTATGCAACAACTATTCAAAAACCTACAGAGAATGTTCTGTTTGTAGAGAATGACATGTACGATTGGCGCATGTGGGATGAGCTAGCAGTTATTGCTTATCATATGGGTCGCAAGGATATTGCAAAGCAGGCTGGTGCTCGCCTTCTGCATGAGAACCGATTTCCTCAGGAACAGCGTAGTCGTATTGAAAATAATATGAAGGCCTCTCTCAGTTAAGGAATGTATGAATTAAATTGATTTACCCGGAAAGGAGACTCTACGCCCTGAATAGGAGGAGCATCAAACCTTCCATCTGGCCGCACAAAATTAGTCTCCTGTCTGTATGATGAAACAGACCCCGCTTGAGTCTTTTCTACATTTCTTTGGTCAAGAAACTCCGGAACAAAGTGTTGTCTGCTAAAATAGGTCATTGCACAGTATATGATTATTACTGCAACTGTTAGTGATAACCATACTGGAACGTTATGATGCCAACTCATTTATATGTTTAAAACGGAAAGAGTTTTCATCTATATCAACAAGGGTAACAAATGGAGGAACGAGCTATCGAGACACTAAAGCGCATTCTAGTAGTTCGCAATATTAAGACCGATACTGTAGACTCACTTGGGTCTGCGATTGATGAAACGCGAATGTTCAATATTGGCGGAGTTCTTGTAATCTTCAGCGAGAAGGGGAGAATGACTGAGAACATTCTTCAGTCATACATGACGTTTGCAGAAGACAATAACTACAAGCACGGAACAATTGTTGTATCTCTGGTTGAGCCATCAGAGAATGTTCTGGCCTTTGTCCGGGACCACAACAATGACCTGAAGAATCCTCTGTTCCAAATCTTTGAGATTCGTCGTCTGCAGTATGATATTACAACGCATCGTAGAATGGCGCCACACAGGATTATTAGCAAGGATGAGTTGGCTGTGCTTGAGAAGAAGTATAATATTACCAATCCTAAGAAGCAACTTCCTTGGATTGATTCGGAGGACCCGGGAGCAAAGTGGATTGGTGCTCGGTCTGGTGATGTAATTGAAATTCAGCGATTCTCCGAGTCGGCTGGAAACAGTACATACCACCGATATTGCACCGGCAATGTTCTTCAAACCTAAACATAAATGGAAGCAACATTCGACTCTGCTAAAAATCAATATAAGATGAACTATGTTCAACATTTTTTAACGAAAGAACCCAAGTACAAGACCGCATATGAGACTGCTCAGAAAACTATGGATGATGTATTGTCTAAGGCTCCTCCTCCACGTGAGCCTGAAAAGCTGAAGCCTATAAAGGAGGCGTCAGTTGCCCGTCGTCTCCGGGAAAGCTCTCCGGCGAGTATCCCATCTCAGACGTGGAAGTACTGGACACTGACTCCACTACTGCTTGTGTCATTTGCGTTATCGATGTTCTAAAGATGAGCAGTAAAACAACCGCAATCAAACCCAGAAATATACCAAGATATATATTGAAACTTTTATGCAGTATAGATAGTTCTTCTTCTTGCTTATTTAAGACACTCTTAAGAGCCTTAGCCTTGTCAGAAGCCTTTTCAATTGCCTCAAATTCTTTTTGATACCGGATGATATCAGCAGTTAATTCTGATATCAAAGCAGGGTCAAACTTTCCCTTAGAACTTTGTAAAAATTCCCGGACATGTTGGGCTAGTTCAGAGTTGATGCTCAATACTTGTTTCACTAACTCTGCTTGTTTGGCAGAATCGGTTTCATATACCGCCTGCGTTAATCTGCTAGTGTATTGTGTTTTTAGTTGGGTGTATTCTTTTTGGAAAGCATCCAATTCTCTCGCCCTGTCTTTTTGGTATTGGTTGATATCCATTACTTTTTATAACGGTATAATAAATGTCTAACGTTGATTCATCTGGAGGTATTGGAGGACGCGTAGGCCGGTCGATGGACTATTCACAGTTATTGGAGATTCGTCGTAAGTATGTTGGAGTGAACCATATGACTCAGGTTAACCCTAGCAATACTCCTACTATAAAACCTTATTTTAACCAGGATAAGAAGTTGCGTGAACCTGGAAGCAATGGAGCTGTAGACTTCTATTTCACTCGTGGCCTGTATCCTCTTTTTGGACGGGTTGGAACATCAAAGTAAAAGCAAACTATAGAATAATATGGAATACGATAGCCTAACCGACCAAATAAATAACACGTTATCCTCTGGTATTTCAAAGGAAACATCATGGGAAGCCGTACCCGGAGGTTTGGATAAGGTTTCAGCCTCTGCTATGGGATTTGCTTGGGGAATGGGTGGAGGTCGTGTATGGGTATGTCAACTACCATGCGCAGGAAACTGGAAACAAGTTGATGTTCCGATAACCTCGTCTCTTCGGGATATTGTAACCGATGACACACATGTTTATGTTCTTTTTCAGGACAAGCTGGCTATGAAGTTAGCTAACAATACTGATGAATGGGTTGTTGTTCAGGTACCAGATGATATCTCTAAAATTATCAGTACAGCATCTTACATCTGGGGGCAAGGTGGAACTCAAAAGTACAAGCTACCTAAACCAGGTATGACAGGAAACTGGATTCCTGTCAAAGATGACCTAAATGTTAAGGTTACTTCTGCTAGTTCCGGGCATCTATATGGTGTGGGTTCAAATGGTGAAGCTATGATGACAGATGAAGCTATGCAAACATCATGGGCTACAATTCCGGAATTTGGGGGGAAGTATACAGCTATTTATGGAGAAGCAGACCAGACAGCGCTGTTTGGAATTGACTCAGAGAATAGCCTTAAGAGATGTCTGAATGGTAAGTGTCAAGGAGTAGACACGCAAGGATATACTCCTCAGAACATCACTATTGAACCAACTACCAAGCAGATGTGGATGACTACAACAACATCAGGCAAATCTGGAAATATTTTCAACCAACCACTGACATTTGATTATACTGATATCATAAAGTCTGTTCAGCCAATTGATACAAAACGAGACCAGGCTGTTGAGCAGGTGAAAGTCCAATATGAACAGGCAACATATTCCGGGATGATGTCAAAGCAATTTGCCATGCTTAAAAAGATGGTTGCAACATTGTTTAATATTAAACCGGCATCATCGCATGAAGAAGACCAAAAAGTTCTTCAAGGAGATATTGATAACACAATATATGAACTGAACGTCCTTCGTGATATTCTTCCATTTATTCAAAAATTATTGATAGTTTTAGCACTGACTGTTGTAGTGTATGCAGCAAGTGATTATTTAGGGTCTGCTACACATGTTGTTGCATTAGCTGTCTTGATAGCTGGAACCGTTTTCTTTGCTATAAACAAGTAATGGCAGCCTGTGACGTTCAATGCCACCGGGATAAAGAATTAAAGAGACTCAGTTCGGATGTAGTAAGAGCTATTCCGAACCGGGACAAGGACCCAGAAGCATATGAAAAAGCTCGTACAGCTTATTACACTGTTAAGGAAGGCCAAGGATGGGTTTCTAGAGAGAATGAACGTAAGGCCAATGAAGCAGTGCAACCAATTCTGGATTCGTATCAAGCCAAATTTGATAAGATGAAGGAAGATATGATTTATGCTAATGCAGCTGCTCAAGCAAAACAAGATGCTATGAGTCACCAAGTTGGAGATGAAGATGAGGTCCGATTTATTCATAAAGAAATAATGAAAGAACGCGATGAAGCAAGTGTATATCAACGACTAAATGAGTTAGCCGGTATTCCAGTAGATATCTATGCGTGGCTTCCTTCATTTCTGGATTTGGTGCTAGGCGTAACGATACTGGTCCTTGTCTTTCAAATTTTTGTACAGGGAAAGCTAACTAACATTAAAAACTACTTTACGAATAACAATGGAGTGGTTTGATATTCTTCAGATAGCACTTTTGGTCATACTGTTATACGCAGTAGCAATTTGGTCTTCTGGTCGTGAAGGTTTTGAAGCAGGAGAATCAGTCATGCTTGAAGACCCGGAAAAATATAATGATGCTCTGTATGCTTCTGTTTACAAGGCTTTATGGCACCCAGATAAGGTCTTAGAGTATGAACGAGTTTCTATGCAGGATATAGCATTGGCCGAGAAAGCAAAGACAGATATCAAAGTTCTGGATTTGTGTTGCGGTGTTGCTCCACATGCGTGTTGGTTTAAGAAGTTAGGCGTTGAATATACCGGAGTTGATATTTCCTCTGCTATGTTAGACCAGGCAAGAAAGGATTGTCCATCTGCTAAATTTCAGAAAGGTGATATAACACAGGCAGCTTTATTTTCTCCTAAGTCTCAAAGCCATACCTTACTTCTTGGATTTGCTGCGTATACATTTCCAAATGTAAAGGTAGTTTCTGATAACGCATATATGTGGACACAGCCGGGGGGGATGTTTATAGTACACCTGGTAGAACCGGATAAGTTTGACCCTCTTCTTGACCTAGCATCTCCCTTTGCTGCGTTCTCAGTTCAGAAGTATTCTTATGACCGGCAAATGAAGTCTGAAATTTTCTTTAGTGATTTCAAATATACTGGAACGTTTCATAAGAAAAAGAACGAAGAGGATGCAGCATATGATGAAGTGTTTACATACTTTAATACTGAAACAAGCCCAAATAATATTAAGTACCGGGAACAGAAGCAGAGATTAACAATGCCAAATCTATATAGTATGATTGATACGATTAAGAGTTCTGGATTTCGTATGCAAGATAAAGTTCATTTGATTTCAGCTGGAAAGGAATACCAGTATCTCGTTTATTTTACGAAGTAAACACAAATGGCCCGTCGTACTGTAAGACGAAAGAAGGGCGGAATGTTTAGCTTATGTGCTAGACGAGGAACTTGTAGAAGAGGAGCAAATGCAGCTGTTCGTGCTGTTACTGGATATGCTTTAGTAGATGACTCTGATGAAGAAAGTAATACTCCCGGAAATGCAGACCAACTTGCAGCTCTAAAAAAGTGGAAGAAAGAATTAGCAGATGCAAAAGCAGCAGAAGCAAGGGCAACAGCAGAAGCAGCAGCAGCAGCAGAAGCGGAAACTGCTATAGCAGAAAGGGCTCACCAAGAAAAACGAGCAGCAGCAGAAAAGGAGGCAAAAGAGGCAAGAGAAGCAGCAGCAGCAGCAAAAGCGGCGGCAGATGCAGCAGCAGCTGAAAGAGAGAGACAAGAATCAGAAGCAAGAAGAGCCCGGGAAGCAGCAGAAGCAGAGGCAGAAGGACATGAACGAGAAGCAGCTAAGTATGAAAGAGAAGAAGAAGCTGCGAGAACAGCATTAGCTAAGGCCGAAGACAAACTAACGAAGGTTGACCCAGATGACAAAGAAGCTCAAGAGCAAGTAATAAAAAGTATAAAAAGAGCAATAATGTCAGCAAAAGGCGAGAAGAAAAGGCATGCAACTGCTGCAGAAGGAATAAGAAAGAAGTTAGAAGGTGGAAGAAGGCGTTCCACCCGGAGACGTAAAACTCGCCGCAGAAGATAATGGATATCTTTGATAGCCGAACAGTTGCCAATTTTCAAAAATTTACATTCTCTGGACATTTGCGTACGCATGTCTATAAAGTGTTAGATGAAAATATCAAGTTGGGTCATGCAGATTATACGTGTTATTGGATTCTGGAATTGATGTGTTCCGGGTTGGTACACTCCTGTTGGAATACTTTATTCTTGAGTTCAGCTCTTCATATCAATCGTGGAGCACCTAATGTGTTTCTGTATTTGGTGCGTATGTATGAGAGATTTGCTCCCTATGAGAGTCAGTATACTCTGATGAATATGACTGATATCCGTAACAATCACGATGCTCGTAGATTATTCTGCGAGGTTGGAGCAACTGTTGCATTGTGTCGTAAATCTAAGTTGCCATCACTTCCGCGGATTAAGCCAGAGCACGACTTTCAACCAGTTGTTATACAAGAGAACTTGAAATCACCATCATCAACCTATGCTAGGTCAATACTAAAAACTGAAGACCCTATGGAATTATACATCCCGGTAAATGAGTTCATGTATTGCTTACGGCCTGAGACTCGTGATTCAATCAGAGCACTATATTGGGCTTCGTGGATTCTTGCATATGCATCAAAGTTCAAAGCAGATAATAAGACGCACTTAGTCTGTGCATATCGGTCAAATAATTATGTAGAAGAAAAGTATCTTCGGTCTCCGGTTTGGATATTATGGTCAGTTATCCACGAAACTGCGCGAACATCTCCTCAATCTGGAACCATAACTCCATATATAGAAGCGCTTTATAAAATGTACTGCCTGCGCTGGGGTCAAGGAGACTTGAAGAAACGTTTACCATTTTTGATAACAGCTGTTTTATTCATCTGTGAATCTACAACGATTGACATCCATTATGCTGTTCCGAATAACATAACTACAGTACAAGATGTTGTGACCAATATACCCCAGTGGATTGGAGCAATCATTCATACTCAGAGAACATTTGCCTAGCTCTGAAAAATGGAAGAGTCTTCAGGTAATCAACGGATTATACAAAATGAAGCTTCTAATCTTTGACACTGAGACTACTGGACTTCCTAAGAGCCGGGAGCAGGCTATTAAGGGACCAAACAATTGGCCACATTTGGTATCGATTGCCTGGACAGTTATTGACTCTAACAATAATTATGCACCATGCGCAGTATCCGAATCACACATTGTGAAGCCGGAGTGGAAGATTCCTGCAGATTCAACTGCTATTCATGGAATCACTCAAGAAATGGCTGAAGCGGATGGACTTCCACTCTCAACTGTAATTCAAAAGTTCCTTGCTGTAGAGCATGATATGCTGATTGCACACAACATTGACTTTGACTATAACGTTCTGGTTAATGCTATTATGTGGGATTTGAAGCTTGGTACGATTCCGGATTTCAAGCGCCGATTCTGTACTATGGAGGCAATGAAGAATATTATGCAGATTCCTTATGCGAATGGTCGGGGGTACAAGCCACCAAAGCTAACCGAACTGTATACATATGTTGTAAAGAAGCCGTTTGATTCTGGGCTCACTCATAGTGCGCAGTATGATACATGGCTTCTAGCAGAGATTGTCAAGAACTCAAAATACCTTCAGACAATGATGGGTTTAACAGATAAAGACGATATCCAACCAAATGCAAGTAAGAAGGCGAGAACTACCCTCATCATATAAAGAAATATCATCCTATACAACAACCCTGCTTTGGTGTTCAGATGGTTGGGTATATGATACAGCACAACAACAAAGACGACAGTTTCTTGTTGCTGGCAATAATATTTTTACTATGAAGGAGGAGAGTACAACGCGGACAGCATATAGTGATGTCCAATATTTGGAGAATATTACCGTTTCATTACTTTCTGCAAGTCCACGAGTATGGACGGAGAAGGGTGATGACTTTGAGCAGTGTTACGAAGAGATTGCGTGAGACAGGACTAACTAGAAAACACTTGATTGAATAAATGCTAGCTTGGGACGTAATTCAAACAGCACTTGCAACAATCTGTATTATGGTTATTATCCAAGTTGTTATCTTTTTTGTAGCACGAGTAATGACTCCTCCTCAGCCTAAGATTATCTACCGGGAAGTGCAGGTCCCCCAAGCTCCGGTACAAGCCCCCACGGTTACTTTCACAGAACCGCCGGTAACAGAAGTAAAGCTACCTGAATATGAACCTCGTCAACAGGCTTCAGACTCTCTACGCCTGGACGCCGAGCTCCCGCCTGGTATCACGGAAACCCGCCCCCCCGGAACCTAATTTTAGTGTTCCTCAAACAGCTGGCATTATGGGCTGGATAGTTCTATCATATGACAACAATGTTCCCGTGTGCTCATGGATTACTGCACGTGAATGTTGTGTACTGAAAGTGTGTTTGGATGAGCGCCTTTTCGGCGATACTATATTCAGGGCGGAGAAGGTAAGAGATACCTATGTTATTTCTGATGTGTTTGTGTATTCTTCTAGGTGTATCTTTAATGAGTCAACGTTCAAACAACGGTACGAATGGACGAAGGAGATTCTTAAGAGATTTTACAGACCGGGACTAGCAGAACTTATTCATAAGTCAGACCTACCTGCAAACACCAAGCTGAGAGGATATGAGGTTTACGATTTCAAAGAAGGGTCTCATGGATGTTTTGTAGAACTGGACCAGACCGAAACAATAGTTCGTACTGAGATTCCGGATGTCTATACAGTTGTTGGGAAGCAAGGGTATGTCCTTGTTCCTAATTTAAAAACGTCCCAATTCCTGCGTTCAAAGGGTTCGGAATTCAAATTGAAGTGTGTTGAAAAAGACGGCAACTGGGAAGTTATTTTGCCGAACTAAAGTAAATATGCCTCGTCGTCACACTAAGAAACGTGGAACTCGTAGACACAAGAAGCAGCGTGGTGGATACTATGGAGCCAGCGGTGCAATTGCTCCTGGTGCCATGGCCTATACGGCTGGCTCAGAGATGGGTCAGTTTGTTGTAGACAAGGGTGGTAACATTGGCAATCTAAATCCCGGAAATGTAATCCAGTATGGCCGTGGTCGTAAGCGGAAGACTCGTGGCCGCAAGACCAAGCGTCGTCAGCGGGGTGGTGGCAAGTATGGAGGCGTCTCTGCTGGTTTTACCGGAACCGGCTCTCGCGGAAGGGCTGATTTTGTAGGTTCAAGTACTCGTAATCCTACCGGAGATGCAGCGCTAGGAGCGTTCAATAACCATGGAGCACAAAGCCTTGCTAATAGCAGCTCATTCAATATTCTCCCTAATAACTAAAGATGACTGATAGTCTATTAGCAGGAATTCTCGCATTGGCCGCATTTGGATATTTATACTCTCGGCGGTATCCCTACGCTTTCATATGGACAATTACAGGATACCTGCTAGCCTACAATTCTGTCTTCAGGTCTTCCCGAGTGATGTCTGTTATTGCCGGTGTTGTTCTAACTCTTCTTATTCTTATGCATCCTCATCGTCTAATTTATGAGGGGTTTGAAAATGAAGAAAAGGAAGAAGAGCCTAGTGAGCCAGAACCTACAGGAAAATCAACTCCTCATGTAGACTTGGGTACAACTATTTTGCATGCGTATCGCAATCTATCTCCTGAGCAGATTGGAGGTATGAAGCGTGATACTAAGGAACTTATGGAACTGCAGAAGGAACTTATGGGAACTTTAGCAGAGATGAAGCCGGCTATTGAACAGGGTGCTCAACTTTTGGGGACGTTTTCTCAGTTTTTCGGGAAGGACGGGGCGCAACCCGCGAGTACTTAATGCGTTCCATCCCATCTGCATAAACAAACACATGTAGGTCAGGGTCGTTAGAAACTATCCACGGACCTCCTAATGACCGGACAGTTGTCTTCCACGTATCAACTTTCTTTTCTATTTCTCGGAGTCGAAACCAATCGACCCAGATTTTATAAGTTTTAAGCAGAGCCATAATGTACATAGGAGACATATCTAGCATACAGAGTTGAATGACAATGTATATTGGGTAAATAATCATATCAAACCAAAGCATAAATGTTTCCAGCATATCAACACACTCAAATCTAGATTTTAAGTCAACATATTCATTTGCTAAAGCAAAGTAAGCTTCATCTAGTATTTTAACTTTCTTTGCTTTTTTACGTAAATCTTTCCACTCTGGAATCATTTCTGTATTGTTATTCCGTCCTTAGGAAATTCTACTTGTTTTAACGTTACCGGGTCAAGATACTTCCAATTAGAATGAAAAGGAAACAGCTTTCCAAGTAGTTCAATAGTAATTCGATTTCCAGAAACAATATATGGCACAAGTGAAGAGGTCATGTCAGAATCACCCCAAAAAGCAGATGCCCCAATCCAGAGCCAAGGAATCTGTACTTGGTCCAGAAGAATGCCATAAACTAGAGGTTTTGAGTAAGAATATGTTTTCGGATACTCAATTTTACATTTCTTAACATATTCGTCAATTGAAATTGATGTAATTGTGTGCATAATAATTAGACTACCATCCAAAAACATAGGTTGTTCCTTGACAGATATAGAAGGTTCTTTCGAGTAACACAGCGAAAGAATCTTCTTTTTTATGGAGTGACCTAATTTACAGCAGAACATTTATTGTAGAAATTTGATTATCTGTAAACGGCAACAGATGAGACCGGGGCCTCACCTCCTTTGAGTTGTGTTACATATACATCCCGATTCTTTTTGTTATCTGCTGTAAGCGGACTAAACTGTTCAATTGTATATGCTGTTATTGTCTTATCAAGCTGAAGTCCCATTGCAATAGAAGAAGCTAGTGCAGTAATTATGAAGGGTGTTGCGATGACAACCCAAGACACAACTCCAAGGTCAACTCGGCAGAATGAGTCAAGTAGGACAACAGCAATAATGCCGCTTAGAAACTTAATTACTGCTATAGCATATAGACCTAAAGTTACATCGAGACCAATGTGTACTACTATGTACAACATGTATAAAAATGCAGGCGGACAGAGAGATTCAATGAAACGCATCTTAACGTTGTTTACATTTAACAAGTAAAAAATGGCAGACAACATTGAGAAAGTTATGTCCCTTGCTTGTTGTACTAAGGACGAGGCCGCAGAGCTACTTGCCAAATCCGGAAATGATGTGCTTGAAGCCGTATCTCTTCATATGGATGTTCCTATTGGAAAGGACGCTCCTAAGCCACGCGAGCTAAGTATGATTCAGAAGTTTTTTAAAGAGACCCGCGAAGAGATGACGACTCTGACTAACTCAATTTCCAAGGGGTTTATCTCAAATCAAGCCGAACCTTCGGAACGTTCCGAGACGCAAATCCTCCCCGAAGAAACGGTTCAACAAAGTAATTGTCCTGAACAATGTCATCCTTTTTCTCTTGTATCAGAGGTTCAAATACCGGAAATTGTTTGTCAGTCACCGTCTGAATGCTCTTCCGATTTGCCGTCGAGTGACCAAAAATTACCTTATTCTGCTCTGGAATGCCATCAATGGTTCCCATCCCCAGAAAAGGCGTTGTCGGGAAAGGACGCTGAAACAACTGCTTAGGACCCTTAAAGCGAGCAGCAGCCGGGTCACCAAATAGAAGTTCACTTTGCGTATCAATAGCACAGCCTCCCTCTGGAGAGTTGCCAAAGTTGCCACGAGGTACTAGGCCAACATACTCTGCAGCGGCATGCCAAGCAGAACTATTGCCACATCCAGCAGGGGCATTTGCATAATAGGTTGCGCTCATATTGCGCTTTGACGAGTCAGAGTTTGCAAGTCTGTCTTCTAGACCACCACGAGTCGTAGCATGAAATAATGGGTATCCGGACATTTGTTAATGGTTTAGAAAGGAGTTACAGATAACTATTAAAATGTCCTGGGGCTACCATCTCATGCTTGATTGTTCAAAGTGTGTGTCCTCATCTATTCGCTCTTCATCAAACATTTCTACCTTTGCTAAGACCCTTGTGAAGAGGATTGATATGGTTGCATATGGCGAGCCTCAGGTGGTTCATTTTGGCTCTGGAGACAAGTCTGGATATACACTAGTTCAACTTATCGAGACATCTAATATTACTGCTCATTTTTGTGAGGAGACCAATGACATGTATCTCGACGTATTCAGCTGCAAGCCTTTTAGGCCTGAAGATGTAGAATCTGTTGTAAATCAGCACTTTAGTCCTACGCATAAGAACCGTATGTTCGTAACACGTCAGGCCGGGCAGAATCTACTACTAAAGTAAATACAATGAACACCCCTCAGTGGAACGAACGAATTAAGGCACTTGCAGACAGTGTACGAGATAAACCGGTAATAAAGAAAACTCCGGATAAGGTTGCAGTGATTGTTGAACCACGTGTAACCCAAGTTCTTCCAGATTTACTGACTTGGATGATTCATCTACTATCTCCACACGGTTGGAAATTTATCGTATACTGTGGGACACTAAATGAACATCTGCTAAAAGACTTTGACGTAGAAGTCCGGCAACTCGGCAAAGATAATCTAAAAGCAGCAGAATATAATACTCTGTTTTTATCTCCAAATTTTTGGTTAACTATGCCATTTGAGAATATCTTAATCTTTCAAACAGATGCAGTGTTAATTGACGGAAATCTGAATGAATTTTTAAAATATGACTATGTTGGTGCTCCATGGCACAAAAATCAAAGCTGGAGAACAGACGGACCTATGGCGTTAATTAGCTCTAGAGGTATAGGGATTGGCCGTACAACTCCAACTGTTCATCTGACGGGTAATGGTGGTCTATCATTAAGAAAAAGGTCTGCTATGTTACGAGGAATACAAAATGTAAAATATAATTTAACAAACGAAGACTACTTTTTTTCTGTTAGTTGTCGGCATTTGATAGATGTATCATTGCCAGAAATAGCAATGAGGTTTTCAGTTGAGACTGTTTTTTGTCCGGATACAATAGGATTTCATGCATGCTGGAGATACCTTTCAGATGACCAAATGGCTTGGATATACTCTAAATTAGAGAGTGTAGCAAACTCTTAGACTTATATAGTTGTTCAATCAACCGGGTATATCCGCCAACAGATGGCAGAAAATCACATGCAGATGCACACACAAAAATATCTATAATAGCTTTTTCAAGACACAGAGGGTCTTTGTGGCCTTCTTCATAATGCAAAGGAGCCTCATTAAGTGAAATATCAATAAAAGATAGCGACTTGATTATCTGAGAATATTTCTCCGATAATGACTTCATTAAAGACATGTTATCACAAGCTAGAAATGCTGTTTTTCCGGGATTTGATGATAAGAATGAATCAATTTTTTGAAGCTCAACCTTCCTATTTTGGTCTGGGTGGTCCGTGGCTCTTAGATGAATCGATATATAGTTCCCAGGTAAAGAGCGTCTTAGACTTTGGATTTTATTAACTAACTGTGGTCTTAGTTTAATATGCTTAAATACTTCCAATGAAAATCCAAAGTTTCCACAACCGGCAAATACTAGAAGTGCAGAAGGATGATACGACTTTGTTAAGTCGATGTTTGATGGAACACCATTAATAGCCATTGTACCATCAGATGTTGTAGAGTTTGGCTTCTTTTTAAAATCATACCCAAAACACGATGGTTCGATAGTTGAATAGGTTATATTGTCATAATGAGATGTTCCACATAATACAGGGACCGGATAGTTAGAAAAATCAATTACATCATCAAGATTGCATGCACTATATGCTTCTAGAACAAAAATTATAGTTCTACTCTCTCGCTTAGCAAGTTCAGTATGTCTCCAAAGCAAAGATAGAGCGTCATTTAGGCCTGCATTTACTCTTAATAATAAGAAGCCACCCATTTGTAATCCAAAACGAATTAATCTTTATGTTATTAACCTAACACTAAACAAGATGTATATTCAACCGTGTGATTGGAGAGAGTATGACCACAAGTTCAAATATGTCGTAGATATCTACGGCCGAACTCATGAAGGAGACGTCGCACGAGTTCGGGTAACAGACTTTAAGCCATACTTCTATCTGCGTGCACTTCCCGGCGAAACTGCCGCTCAGATTAGTTCAGCCATCTCTGGTGTAAAGACCATCCAAGGTCTCAAAATTACAGAGGAGCAAAAGCTAGATGCTATGCGTGGATTCAACGGATTGAAGTCTATCCGAGTCTGGAAGCTAGCCTTCCCGGCTCTTTGGGCATTCAAGCTGATTGCTAAAGAACTTCGCAATGGCCTAAAGATTGGTAACCGCAAAGTACAGGTGGAAGATGTGTTTGAATCTAATCTTCCTCCCTATCTTCGCCTATTTCATGAGCGTGATATCTCTCCGGCTTCTCCCCTGAAGTTTGAGGAAGAGTCTGATACTGTAGGTGAAGATGAGCGAGTCAATGTTGCCTACAAGGTTTCATATACTGACATTGAACCCTTCGCCGGAATCAGCATTCCGATGTATGTTCTATCCTATGATATTGAGGTCTACTCTGCATCTGGTAACTTCCCAGTTTCTTCAAATCGTGAAGATGAGATTATCCAGATTGGTATGTCTTTCCGGTGGTCAGATGACATGATGACTCCAGTAGAACGCTACGTCCTGGTATCTGGCACATGCGACCCATCGCCTGACCCAACTTTAAAGTTCATCTCTTGCCGCAACGAGCAAGACCTTCTTATCAAGTTCAAGCAGTACATCCAAGCAGAGGACCCTGACATGATTGTCGGATACAATACGTTTGGCTTTGATGACAGCTACATTGCTGAACGTTGCGAGCTTCATAAGCTCGAGACTCAGCTTGGCCGGTCAGATACCCGGCAGTGGGGACATCGTGCAGACATGATTAAGACGGAAAAGAAGACATTTGAGCTTGCATCTGGCAAGTATGCTGTCCGGTACTTTGACCTACCTGGTCGGCTACCAATTGACTTGTTGCTCAGCATCCGTCGTGAGCAGAACCTAGACTCCTACAAACTTGATAACGTAGCAAGTACATTCCTGCGAGACAAGGTTACTGAGTTTGTAATCGTCTCAGGAGCTGAAACTAGGATGTACGAGATTCATACTAAGTCTACACGTGGTCTCTTTGCAGGGAACTATGTCCGATTTGATATTGTAGGTAATACCATCAACCCCTATGCTGACGGTAAGAAGTTCAAGGTAAAGGATGTATTCCCTAAGAAGTTCATTGTTGAACTAGATGATGGCAATTATCTGAACACATTTGATGACATTTCGGCAGATGACAGGAAGAAGCTTGAGTGGTCATTTAGCAAAGATGACGTGTCTGCGCAGGATATGTTTGAACTTCACAAGAAGGGCCCAGCTGACCGGGCTGTAATTGCTAAGTACTGTATTCAGGATTGCGACCTTGTACTGACTCTCATGGCAAAGCTAGATACATTGGTCAATGCCCGGGGTATGGCTGATGTATGCCGTGTTCCGATTGACTTCATCTTTCTGCGTGGCCAGGGAATCAAAATCTATTCAGCAGTTGCGTACAATGCATCAAAGCGCAATCAAATCATCATGGCACAGGATTCAGTCGATGGAGACATGTCCTATGAGGGTGCAGTAGTATTGCCACCCAAGATTGGCATGTATCTGGAAGACCCAATCCCGGTGCTGGATTTTAACTCTCTATATCCATCCAACATGATTGCATTCAATATCTCACCTGATAGCTTGGTCTACGTAAAGACTTTCAACACTGATGGACGCAAGATTCATCACGAGGGAACTGATGGACCAGAACTCGACAAGCTCAGGGAGACATACAAGATTGATGAAATTTCATTTGATATCAAAAATGACGATGGTGAGGTTATTGGCATGAAGACGTGTGGCTATGCTCAGCCAACTGATGAACCAACCAGCATTGGTTTGCTTCCAATGACTCTAGATATCCTGCTGAAGAAGCGTAAGGAAACCCGGAAATTGATGGAGAAGACAGATGATGATGCTCAGAAGTCTGTACTAAATGGCCTTCAGCTTGCCTACAAGGTTGTTGCTAATTCAGTGTATGGTCAGACAGGTTCTCGTACGTCTCCTATCCGGAAGGTAGAAGTTGCTGCGTGTACCACTGCAGCAGGCCGGGAAAGATTGATGTTTGCTAAGAGCGTTGTTGAAACAGAGTTTGGAGCAGAGGTAATCTACGGCGACACGGATTCAATCTTTGTAAAGTTTCCTACCAAGGACCTAGCAGAAGCAATTGCCCTGGGCAAAAAGGCAGCTGAGCGTATTACATCTCAATGTCGCAAGGCACACAAGATTGAGTATGAGAAGACGTTCTTTCCATTCATTCTGTTCTGCCGCAAGCGCTATATGGGTTTGAAGTACGAAGATGACCCAACCAAGTGTAAACGTGTAGGAATGGGTATTGCTTTGAAACGCAGAGATAATGCTCCTATTGTGAAAGACATCTTTGGCGGAGCTCTGGATATTCTGATGGAAGAGCGAAGTCTAAAGAATGCTCAGAACTTTGTGAAGGACATGTTGGTTCAGGTCATGCAGAATAAGATGCCTTTGGAGAAGTTTATCATTACGAAGCAGTTGCGTGACGATTACAAGAATCCGGGGCAGATTGCTCACAGAGTTCTGGCTGACAGGATGGGGGAGCGTGATGCTGGCAATGCTCCTCAAGTTGGTGACCGATTGGCATATATCTATGTAGCCAACCGGAAGGACGAAAAGAAGCAAGGAGATAAGATTGAACACATTGACTTTGTGAAGAAGCGAAACCTTAAGCCGGATGTGGAGTTCTATATTACAAATCAAATCCAAAACCCAGTGGCACAGTTGTTTGCGCTGGGTATTGAACAGTTGGATGGTTATATTCCAAGAAAGTATACTGAGTATCCGGACTTGGATGAAGAGGAAGGAACTCTTGCTGTTCTCAAGCAGAAGGAGAAGGATTTGGATTCAATCCTCTTTATGGGAGCTCCATATCTGAAGAAGCATGTTCGTGGCCCAATGGACATGTTTCTAAGGAGGTGAGTAATCTTCAAATGTCATCAGATGTTTGCGGTCGGCCGGGTCATGAACTGTATACCAAAATTTATGAGTCCCAATACTTCTTTTATCAAATTGCCATTCACTTGAAAACTGTTTTGCCATGTCTAGAGTTGGAAATAATTCAGGGAAGAACTGCAGACAACCGTGCGAAAAAAAACTATCTTCCCAATGATGAACATTTTTATTATTGTATTTTTTAATGATGTCAATGCAAACTTGCTTATTTCTTAATGAAAGGCCACCATTCATAGTAGAACCTTCACGATTATCATGAGGCCCCCCAATATATCCATAGTTGAAGAACCTTTCAATTCCATCTTTTCTTAGCCAACTATCAGTCTGAAATATTAGCATTCGTGTGCATGGAATTGATTCGTAAAATTCAACCGACTTCAGAGTGTCGTTATATATGTCACGAGTAGAATTGCCTTCGCAAAAGCATATATAATTAATATTCTCCCGATTTCCGGTTATTTCTCTTACCTGACTTTCATTTTCTTTTGAGTGAAAAATATACAAGCTAAAGTTATGATTTCTGAGATAATACATGTGATTACGTAGAGTAAATGGTAACCAAGCATGAACTCGAGGTTCAAATATTACAGCTGCGTTTTCAGATACCTTAGGAATATTATCCCATACTAAATCTGATATTTGAAATGAAACATTTACGTCTGTATAAAAAGTATCAATATCGGTCATTTTAATTCTAAAACGGATTTGATTTTGACTAGGTATTACTTACTATGGCAACCATGGACGACAAACGCATCGACATGATGTTCTTTGGCCCGGAAACGGTCAAGCGCCTCAAGCGCGATATTCGCGACCTCACTGCACTCCTTCCAACTCTCTTTGGGTTCGAGAAGAAGCTTTGCGAGGACATCCTAAAGGGAAAGCGGTTTCTCTTCGAACAGGAAATCTGTCTCGAAGAGAAGCGAAAGAAGTAATACGGGGAAACCCATTTTTAAGTGATTTAGCAAGTACTATACTATAGTAAAGCAATGGATGCCAGAACTCTAGATATTCTTCGTGAATTGGCTGCTGCTCGTTCTCAGTTTTTTCAGAGGCCTCACCTGTACCGTCAGCGTGACCGGCTTACTCGTCAGTTTATGGAAACTGAATCTGCATTCATTGAGCTGCTGTCGCGTGAACGTCGCCAGCCAATTACAATTACATTCCCCCTAAATATTCCTAATAACTTTATGGATGCAGTGGCGGTAGTACCAAGTGCAGAACAGATAGCACATGAACTTGTTACTTATTCTGGGTCTTCTCAGCAGATTTGCTCGATTTGCCAGGATTCAATTGCCTCGAACGGCGTGGCGTTACGGGGTTGCCAGCACGTTTACCACCAGGATTGTATTCAAACGTGGTTTGGTGCAAGTGTACGTTGCCCAGTTTGTCGGCGTGACATCCGAGAGGGTCCGGCAACTCAAACATCTTCTGACGCCATAGAAACGCAACCTCCGCTGAGGTCCCAGTGGGGGGGAGAGGGTAGTCCGGAATAATATACGATTCACCATACTGTAATCTATGAAACACACGACGTATATCGTGCTGACATTCCTTCAAAATTTGAGGAGCGTCAGAACCTGGGAACAAATGCTGAACCTCAGATGCCTTAGGAGGAAAACAACGAAGTATCTGAATCAATTCTGCATTTCGTTTAAAAATAGTTGGCAACTCATTGCCTGTACAAAGAATTGGTACTGTTCGAGTTTTATCTTTTACCCACTCAACTATCTTTGCTTGCGCATGCGGGTCCGAACCATCCACTTCATCCAGAATTACACACGTTTTACGTTCTCTATCACCCCGGATAAACGATTGAATATTTACACACGACCGGCAAGCATCCTTTAGCTTGTCTACATCTTCAAATGACCGAATAGACTTAGAAGCATTAATTTCCAATGGGTCAAACTCAAACGTTCTCGCAGCACAAAGAGCCATTGTTGTTTTTCCAATTCCGGGAGGTCCAATCATAAATACTGCTCCGGCAAATGGCTTAGATTGTAGATACGATTTCAAAGAATGCTTAATTTCTTGATGACCAATTACATCATCGAGAAATACTGGTCTGTGTGATTCTGCGTACATTATCTAATACTTCTCTCACAGTTTTTAAATGTATAAATATCATCTATAAACTTCTCATCCAACCCAATATTATAAACACAGGGAATCAGCATAAGGTGGCTTAACTCTGCTTCAGGAACAACTATCCGGGTCATAAGCAACTGTTCTAATGTTTGAGGGATTGTAGAATATACGCGAGACCGGACATCAAACTTTGAAATGGCTTCAAAGAATACTTCTAGGTCATATCGAAAGTCCATAATAAAGTTTGTATAACCATTGCTGGAAAACACAGTATCAAAGGTAAGATTCTCATAAAGTACATTTTTCAAGTCTTCTGGAATAGTTTCTAGCTCAAATAGCTCTTCTAGGACTTCTCTGATGGCTGTATGAATAGGAGTCTCATTATCTTTCTTTTTGCCACCAATTCCAGAAATGTAAAACTTTTTCGGATTATATCCTGCTAGAACAAACTTTCCATCTGTAAACATGATTCCTGCCATTTTATCTTATTAAAGATAGCTGAGTAAAAGCTCTTTCGCATCAGTTAGTTTGATAAACTCAGCTTGGGCCTCGGGAGACTTGTTTCTATCCGGATGAACACCCCTTGACTTCTCGCGGAATGCAGACTTGACCTGTGAAGCAGTATAGTCCCCGGATAGCCCTAGAAGCTCTTCGGCTGCCTCTTTCTTTCCACCAGATGCTCCTGCAAACTTAAAAGGCTTTGCTGTCTGTTGCAAATAAATTGAATACCCAAACAGCGCAACTAACGCAAGGATAATCAACGGATAATACTTTGTCATTCTTTCTCTTCCTAACTTTGCCATTTATAATAAGCTTAAGGACATTTTTTAGTCTGTCTTTTAGTTATTAAAGCATGTCGAGCAAAAGGTCTTTTGCATTTGTTAACTTAATAAATTCAGCTTGTGCCTCAAGAGAATTACTTCTATCTGGGTGAACACCGCGAGATTTCTCCCGGAATGCAGCTTTAACTTGTGAAGGGCCATATTGTCCAGATAACCCTAGAAGAGCTTCAGCTTCTAGTTTCGGAGATTTTATATTAAAGAACCAGGCATCCCAAGAGCTATAATATGATTCTTCATCCTTCAGCTTCTGCCGTCGTTGCTCTCGCGCATTCTCATCTTTCTGGCGCTGCGCTCGCTCTTCTTCATCACGCTGCCGCTGCCGTTCTTCTTCCTCACGCCGCTGCTGTTCTGCTCGCAGTTTTTCCTTCCGTTCCTGTTCTGCACGCCCCTTTTCTTGTCGTTCCTTTTCATATCGGTCTCCCTCATAGGTCTGAACTGGGTAGTCTTTCCGAATATCTTCTTCAACTACAGTAGGATATTCTGCGGATTGTAAATAGATTGAATATCCAAGCAGTACAACTAACCCAAGAATAATTAACGGATAATACTTGGAAAATCTTTCTTTGCCTGCCTTTCCCATTTATAATTGCCTATGGACATTTTCCGGGCCAGTTAGTACCACATGTTCTGGCTAGATTGCAGGCTTGTCTCTTAGACGTGATAGTCTCTGGCTTGAAAGCAACACATGATGTTTCATACAGTGGCCTACACAATCCATCACTGTATGACCACTGGTCCGGACATACTGTAAGAGCCCCAGATGACCCAAGTAACAGCTGAGGATTGAACAAGAAACGATAAGCAAGAATCAATACTATGACCGTAAGTAATGCAATAATAGCGTTCTTCATTTATTCTTGAGATGACATTTTTTGGAGTTCAGATTGTAGTTGTGCCATTCGAGCCAGGTCAGCTACTGAAATGCAAGTTGAAGCATACTCAATTGATTCAAAAAATTCAGTAGGTCTATACGAATCATCCTTACCTTTTTGTTTATTCAAATTCTGAAAGCACTTGGTATGCTTTTCATTAATTTCACCTAATTCAACATTTAATGGATGATTTTCAGGACCATGCATAACTCCGGGGTCTTTAACTACAGCTGAAGTAGCTAAATATGCATAGATAGAACCGCTGAGTACAACAAGTGCTAATGCAAGTAATATCCACTTATATTTAACGAGTACTGATGAAATTTTCATTTATAATTAAGAAGATACATTACTACAAAGATGGCTCGCCATGTTATTACAACGTTCCTCAAAGACACTCTGAATCCAATGGTTCGACACCACCTTGATTCCTTCTCTGATTTCTTGGACATCAAGATTCCTAGATTTATCCAGGCATCAAACCCATTCAAACGTTCCCTAGAAGATGGTCGCCAAATCCGGATTTATATCGGAGGCAAAGAAGGGAAGGTCCGCTACGTATCCCCAGTAGACGAAGAAGACATGGCTATTCTTCCTCACTCTTGTCGTCTAGAGAACAAGACATACTCCTTTGAAGTCCGTGCAGATATCACAGTTGAATATGATTACGGCGATGAAGTTCAGACCAAGTCATTTGATGATATCTTAATAGGCCGGATACCTTTGCTTCTAAAGAGCTCTATTTGCTATCTACGTCCTATGACACCTGACCAGCTTTATGGCGCTGGTGAGTGTCGTTTTGAATTGGGAGGTTACTTCATCATTAACGGTCAAGAACGCGTTCTTCTTTCTCAAGAATCCCTTGGTTCAAACATGTTTTATGCAAAGAAGCGTATTGAAATGCCATCTGCCGATGATGTTCGTACTCGCTCAGAGAAAGAACTCAAAGCAATGATAGAAACTGCTACAAAGGAGAATAAGTTTCAATACATTGCCGGTATATATTCAGAATCTGAAGATGGAACAAGACGTGGTGGTCATACATTAGTGATTCCTCCTGAAAACAAGTCAATGAACGATTCTGCAACAATTTCAAAGACTTCTGATTATGGAGATTTTTCAACAAGCAGATTAGCAACTATTAAGTTTCCAGATTTTGATAACCCGGTTCCATTAATCAGCGTATTTTATGCCTTGGGGTTTACGTCAGACCAAGATATTTATGATGTCGTTTTGGCCGGTGTTCGCGAACGTACTCTGTATGATGGTCTATTTGCTCAGCTAATTCTTTCTCATGAAAAGTATCTTGCTTCTGAAATGGCTAAGCAAGAAGACCAAACCCAAGACGGTAATTTACTATTCCTAAGGCGTCAGACCAGAACTCGAAGCAATGGAGCTGTTTATACCTATTTATTTTCGCAAATGTTTCCTCACTGTGAACTTCAAGAAGGAGAGTCTGTTTCATCATTCTATCGCAGAAAGGCTTATCTGTTGGGTCATATGCTTCGGATGGCTATGGATGTTGCAATTGGAAACACAACAGACTCAGACCGCGACCATTTCCGGTTTAAGAGATTAGATGCATCTGGTGACCTTTGCTTTAAGGAGTTTCGCAGAATTTACAGTGAAGTTGGAGGAAAGATGTTGCTTGAGCTTGATAAACGTGTAGAGTTCGAGAAGCAAAACTTCAAGGGTAAGAATCTGAGCAATCTAATTCAGGAAGAGGGCATTCGAAACTTCTATTGGAAGTCGTACATGTTTATGAATGAATTTGAGAAATCGTTCAAGGGTACGTGGGCAGGAGAGTCAGGCGTTGCACAAGTACTATCCCGGTTTTCATATTTAGGAACAATTGCTCACTTGAGACGTATTAATCTGAAGATGGACAAGGGTTCCAAGCAAAGAGAGCCAAGAAGACTTCATTCTTCATCTTGGGGTATTATGTGCCCTATCGATAATCCGGATGGAAGAAATATTGGAATGATTAAGTCACTGACACTGTTTTCAAAGTTGACAACTCAGTCATCATCTTCAGATGTAAAGACCTTTATCATGTCACAGCCAAACACACGCACAATTTCCATAATTCATCCATCTGCTTGGAACGCCCTTTGGACAAAGGTGTTTGTGAACTCGGATTTAGTATGTGTTGTACTAAAGGACACTGAAGCCTTTCATGCAAGTTTGGTACGCGAACGCCGGGCAGGAAAGCTAGACAAGTATGTTTCATTAACTTGGAACAGACTTGACAATGAGTATCTAATTCAGTGTGATGCTGGGCGTCCATGCAGAGTGTTATATCAGGAGGGAACAAAACTGGAAACGGTGAAAGCCACAAAGACATGGGACTCAATTTTGAAACATATGGACTATATTGATTCTCAAGAGGCTGAATGTCTTCGAGTTAGTATGGAACCCTTTCACCTGGAACAGCCATCTGAAATTCACGGAAGCACACTATTCTCTGCTACAGGAAGCGTTATGCCTTTTACTGACCACAACCAGGCCCCGCGAAACATGTTCACCTGCCAGCAGGTAAAGCAGGCATGTTCATGGTATAATACTGCATTCAATAAGCGATTTGATACCATTGCTACTCATCTCCACTCGCCTCAGCAACCACTATGTCAGACTTGGGCATCTCCTGGAGTTCTTGGTGGGGGATGTGTACCATTTGGTGAGAATGCGATTGTTGCCATTGCAGTATACGGAGGCTATAACCAAGAAGACTCAATCCTAATCAATGAATCTGCTTTGAAGCGTGGAATGTATGAGACATCTTATTATCATTCATATGATATCACAGAAGACATCATCGACCCGGCTGCTCAGACGCATACTATGATTGCCAATGTTGTTACAGATGCAAAGTATCGCGAAACTGTGAACAGAAAAGATGGTAAGAACTATGACCACCTAGACTCGGAAGGTATAATCAAAGCTGGGTCTGAAGTTACACCCAAGACAATCCTGGTAGGAAAGGTAACCCCCAAAACTAATGGCAGCGGTCAGGTTGTAGCATATATGGATGCATCTGAGCTACCAAAACGTGGGCAGCATGGAATTGTAGACTTAGTTTATCGCTACACAACTGCGGAAGGTCTACAAGGAGTTAAAATTCGTATTGTTGAAGTTCGTGACCCGGTACTTGGTGATAAGTTTGGGTCACGTCATGGACAGAAGGGTACAATTGGTCTCCGGATTCGTGAAGAAGATATGCCAACCACTAAGGATGGTCTGAGACCCGACTTAATTATTAATCCCCATGCTTTGCCGTCCCGCATGACAATTGGACAATTTTTGGAAGGAATGTCATCAAAGTTAGCTGTGAACATGGGTACTATTGTTGATGGAACAGCATTCAGTACGCAGCAAAGAATTGTAGATACCAAAGAAGCTCTTATTCAGATGGGATATCATCCGTATGGTAATGAGTTGTTGTATAATGGTATGAATGGAGAGATGATGGAAGCAGAAGTATTTATGGGGCCAACTTACTACCAACGTTTCAAGCATATGGTTGAAGACAAGATTAACTATCGCTCAACCGGGCCAAGAACATTACTTACGCATCAGCCACTCGAAGGACGAGCAAATGATGGGGGCTTACGTATTGGAGAAATGGAACGCGACTCGTTGCTTGCACATGGCATTTCTAGTTTCCTGACAGAGAGCATGATGTTGCGTTCAGATGCTCATGACTTCTTATTCCAACCGGAAACCGGGCTTCTAGATGCAAACCCAGACTATCCTGTTGAGACGGTACACATGCCTTATTCAATGGGCTTGTTTTTACATGAAATTGAATCTATGCATATTCAGGTCAAACTCTCCTCTTAGTCTTTCTTGCCTTGCGCTTCTTCTTATGTGTCTTCCGGCGTCTTTTGCCTCCTGCTGTATCATCTATTAAAAAGTTATCTCCAATTGCAGGATTTTCACGATACATTCTTCTAACTAATTCTTGTTCACTTGGAGCTAGCTTTTCATAATCAGATTTGAGCATCTTTAGATTACACGGGGGTGGACTAAAGGTTACAACGCCTCTTAGTTCTGTTGCAGACTTCAATGTTCCATCTGGATTGGTGCGAACTTCTTTATCATGGTGGCTAGCAAATCCATAGATTACTCCAAATAACACTGCACCAATTTGTGCATGTATAAATTCTGGACCCTCTGATTTAAATTGCACAGGTATTCTCTTTAGGTCAGCTCTCATAGTTCTAATAATTTTGATAAAGCACGGACTACCTAATTCTTTAAGAACTTCATCTTGAGTAACTGGTTGACCTGTAATCGGGCTAATGCGACGATTGGGCCAGTGTTCAACAATAGATGTAGCAATTTCATCATTCAGCTCCGGTACATCTAATCTACCGGTTAATGTGAGGAGCAATCGTCTAATGTCCTGTTGTGATTCGATAATGCTGTCAAATGTCGAACCCTTTCGAGGAAGCGGTTGAGGTGGAGGAGGGGAAGGTTTTGAAAAGAAAGAGAACATTTATGTTAATAACGGATTTTAGTGTTAACAACATATAGAATAACAAAAATGACTGACCACCTATATGTCATAAAGCGTGATGGTTCCCGCGCACCTGTGTCATTCGACCAGATTCTCGGGCGCATTCGTGAACAATCAGCTGGTCTCCAGCATGTAAATCCGGACCTAGTGGCCCAGAAGGTATGCAATCAGCTGCAAGATGGAATGGAAACGCGCAAGCTCGATGAGTTTGCCGCAGAGACTTGCGCAATGATGCAGTCACGATACCATCCGAACTACGGTCTGCTTGGGGCTCGCATTCTGATTGATAATCATCAGAAGAATACTCCAGCATCCATGCTTCAATGTGTGGAGACTCTATATCATGACCAGTCTATTGTATCTGATGAGATACATGACCTGGTATGTGCTGACCCGGCAGGATACGAGCTGATGATTGATTATTCTCGAGATTTCATGTTTGATTACTTTGGGTTTAAGACCCTAGAGCGAGCATATCTCCTGAAGAAGGATGGACTACCCATTGAACGTCCTCAGCATATGTGGATGCGTGTAGCTATTCAGCTTCACGGAAAGAATATGGACCGCGTGAAGGAAACATACGATGCTCTATCGCAAGGGTATTTCATTCATGCGACTCCTACACTATTCAATGCTGGCACTGCTCATCCCCAGCTATCTAGTTGCTTCCTTCTCACAATGAAGGATGACTCCATAAAGGGAATCTATGAGACTCTTGGTGACTGTGCTCAGATTTCCAAGTGGGCTGGTGGCATTGGTCTCTCTATCCACAATATCCGCGCTCGCGGTTCAAAGATTCATGGAACCAATGGTGAGTCTACCGGGATTGTACCCATGCTTAAGGTCTTCAATGACACTGCTAAGTATGTCAATCAGGGTGGCAAGCGCAATGGTTCATTCGCTATCTACCTAGAGCCCTGGCACGCTGATATCGAAGACTTTCTTCGACTCAAGCTGAATCAGGGAGCAGAGGAGGACCGTGCTCGAGACCTATTCTATGGACTTTGGATTCCTGACCTATTTATGAAGCGTGTAGAGGCAGACCAAGATTGGACTCTTATGTGCCCGCATGAATGCCCGGGTCTAGCAGATGTTCACTCTAAGAAGTTTGAAGACCTATATGTCAAGTATGAACTTGACGGAAAGGGTCGCCGCAAGGTTCCAGCAAAGAAGCTATGGCAGATGATTCTAGATGCCCAAATCCAGACCGGGACGCCTTATCTTTGCTACAAAGACGCAGCTAATTCTAAGTCTAATCAGCAGAATCTGGGAACTATTAAGAGCTCAAACTTGTGTACTGAAATCATGGAATTTACCGCTCCAGATGAGACAGCAGTTTGCAATCTTGGGTCTTTGGCACTTCCCAAGTTTATCGAGGATGGCAAGTTTAACTTTGAGAAGCTTCGTCAGTACACATCTATTCTGACCCGTAATCTGGATGTTGTGATTGATAAGAACTTCTATCCAACTCCAGAGTGCCGTAAGTCAAATACCAAGCACCGGCCAATTGGTATTGGTATTCAGGGGTTAGCAGATACCTTTGCTATCCTCCGACTGCCTTGGACATCAGAAGCCGCTGCTAAGCTCAATCGCGAAATCTTTGAGAACATCTACTATGCAGCAGCTGCTACTTCAATCTACCGGACCACTGAAGTTGCTGTCTATGACCACGCTCATCACGAGGCAGCTGGTTATTATCCATCATACTATGGCTCACCGGCTTCAGAGGGAAAGCTTCAGTATGACCTTTGGAATGATATTCCAATGACAGAGTATCTGAACTGGAATCTTCTCAAGCAGAACCTCAAGGAATATGGCATGCGCAACTCTCTGCTAGTTGCTCCAATGCCTACTGCTAGCACGTCTCAGATTCTAGGCAACAATGAATGCTTTGAACCATTTACCTCAAACTTGTACACCCGGCGTGTACTTGCGGGAGACTTTGTGGTTGTCAATAAGTATCTAGTGGAAGACCTAGTAAAACTGAACCTCTGGACAACAGATACACGTACAGCAATCATTGCAAACAATGGGTCTATCCAGGGAATGGTTGGACTTCCAATTGAACTTCGTGACCTGTATAAGACGGCATGGGAGATTCCTCAGAAGACGCTAATTGATATGGCTCGTTCCCGGGCTCCGTTTATCTGTCAGTCGCAGTCACTGAATCTGTTCCTCAGTGAACCATCCTATGCAAAAATGTCTTCAATGCATTTCTATGCATGGAAGGCAGGTCTGAAAACAGGATGTTATTATCTGCGTACCCGGGCAGTATCAAGCGCTCAAAAGTTTACGGTTGAGCCTTGTCTTACTTGCTCCGCCTAACACGACGCTTCTTTCCACCAGTAAAGCCCTCATCGTCACCTATAGAACCATTGTACCATGGATTGTTTAAGCGGTCAGGTGGATTAACTTCTGAAGCTGTCCATTCTAAAGATGGAAGCGATGGGAATGCAAGAGTCGGTAAAATATAAATAAGTCCAACCCCAAGAATACCACCCATAAATACCGGAGGCCAATTCTTTTCCGGCATTTTTGTTGTGATAACAATCACATAACAGATTATCATTACGACCATTGTGATAACAATAAACTTCAGAATAGCATCTTTGTACCACCAAGCTCCAAATACTATTGCTGCATTTCCCCAAGACATTTGTTTAATTGACTCTAAAAAGTTCGGTCGTCCCCGCGTTCAACAAAGAATTTCTCTTTAACTAAACATAAAAGATGTCTGGCACTCCTGAAGGTTTTACGATTTCTGCTGGAACTGGCGCCGCTGCTGCCCCCTTTGCCGGGGGTCGCCGTCGCTCCCAGAAGAAGCTTCGTCTAGTAAAGAAGTCCACGGTTCGCCGTATGCTCAAGTCTAAGGGCTTGAAGATGCGTGGTGGTGGTGACCCTGCTGGGGCTGCTCCTGGGGCTGCTCCTGGGGCTCCTCCTGCGATGGGAGGGCGTCGCCGCCGGAAGTCTGGCCGCAAGACTCGCCGCCGCCGGTCTCTTTTTGGCGTGAAGTATTAAGCTGCTCTCCAATCTCGGAGACAACTGCAAATAACTGCTCATTAAACCCATAATGGCACCCGTTTGGTTCGCCGGGAGGAACCTTACGAGATGACGTATTTAGAGAATGAACCAATGAAACGATAACTTCCTGGGGAGATATCTCCCGGCACATTTCTTCACGACCGTGAATGAATGCGTTACCCTCTGCTATCTGAATATCAGTGAACTTCCTATCCTCCCAGAACTTACGCGTAAAACCCAATGAAGCCTCTGATACTCGCTGAGCCATTGGTAGAGTATATGGAGGAACATTCATGAAAGACATATACTTCTCGATATCATAGCATGGGATTGTAGTACAAAATACACACTCCTTCTTAGGGTCCTTACCCATCATAGCAACCCGGTGAAGAACTGAATTATTCGGGTACACATCATCATCGTCCATCATAACAATCGTATCATACATAGCATTCTGTACGCCAATATTACGCTTCTCTCCAATAGACGTTTTCTTATCCAGCCTCACGTATTTTACATTAGAAATCCCAATTAGGGTATCCTCAATCGAGTCCTCTCCGTCATCTACAATCACCCACTCAATCTTATCTTCCGGATATGACTGAATCATGTAAGAATACTTTGCTAGAGGCATAAAGATACGGCGATTGTATGTCAGAGTAACGATTGACACATCCGGCAGGTCAGCTTCCTTGGGGTATGTATCTGCTAGAACATATAGTGCTGGCTTAGTTTTACCTAGTAGAATTTGGATTTCCTGCATGAATGATGCATGATGATTCTCATATAGCTGACGCATCATCTCAGAAGTCTTCTTCTTTTTGCTTGTAGATGATTGCACATACTCATACAACCGGTCAACAATACTGGGAACGCTGACATCGATAATATCTCCAAAGCAAGATGGATGTTCAAGAGTTTTACTTGCAGTGATAAATGCTGCCTTCTCTTCCGTCAGTTCCCGGAATGGCTTAATTGGCGAAAGAATCAAATTACATCCGGATGACATTGCTTCGTTGACTGCGTGGCCAAATCCTTCGGCAGCAGATGTACAAATAGCCAGACCAGATTCACTCAGTAGAGCATCGTATTCTGATTCAGTAAGCAGGTTAAGAATTGTTACCTTATCAGAAAGCTCAGGAGGAAAATAGAACTTTACATGCTCGGGATTGTGGGGAATTGTCAACTTGGGTAAGGACTTGTACATTTCCGGATTTGATTTCTGAATAAACAGATATGCCTGAAGCATTGGCTTTGGGTTGCGATAGACGTTCTTACCAACAAGAACAATCGCCTTATTGTAATCTTTCTTCTCGTTGTAGATTTTGTCAATTGATGTCCAGCTTACAAACTTAACATTGGGAGCAAGTTCACTAAAAATTGTGAATGCTTCCTTGGTCTTTACCCAAATCTCATCTACCATCCGGCTATATGGTGTCCAAGACTTGTATGTCCATTCCGTATTAGGAATCCAGATGTTTTTAGAAGCATAAGGAATCAACGAAGGATTCATGTTTTCAATGAAAATGTTAATCTCTGCTTCAGCACATTGCGGCATAGCATAGTGAACTTTCCGGATTTGAACTGAGTCTCCATGGGCATTAGCTAACAGCCCGCGAAGAATCATAGCATCTTGTGTAAGGCCAGTATTGACCTTACCAAAATTTCCAATCAGATTAATGCGCATTTACTTTAAAACGTTCAACTCATTAAAGCTCTTTTAGTCTTTCTAGAATGAATATGTCTGCGTAGAGTCTTTGCTCGGGAATTCATGTATCCTATATATTTCTTCCAAGATTGTACAGTTTTTGGAGAACAATCAAAAGCAAAGGTACAATTGCGGTCACGCCACCATTCTCCTTTTAGCCACGGAATACTGTTAGATTCCGGCACATTTAGTTCAGTAATATCGGTTAGCCTCCTACATAGTTGCTGCATATCAGCCCAACCATATCCATACCAGGGACTAAAAATATCTTCCTTGTATTTTGCGTCGACTGCCACAATCTCTTTACCATTCCAGCCGATGTGTTCAATTGGCCGGAATGAGTCCCATGCTGCTTCCCAAACAAAAAGTTGGGATTCTAATTTCCCGTATAGTGTGCCTTTGAAGTTTATCAGCTCCATTATATGCTTCATCCAAAGAGATTACTCGTCATCTGACGAATGCTGGCACTCATCTGATATGCAAAGGTCGCACCTAAATGTATCCATCAAGATGTTCTGCTGTGATTCGGGAGTATTTGCTCGGATGGTCATGAAATGCTGACAGCCTTGTACTGTACAGCTTACCTCGAGATAACAGGTTTCCTTATAGCGGCGGTAAAACCGGTCAGCTAGAAACTGAGCATACTCCTTAGAAAAGCGACCACGTTCCATTTTATCCTTAGTTATATTAACACTCTTTAATCCATTTTTTGTTGTTCACGCATTAGTTCATATTTCTTTTCAGATAATGATTCTACTAGTTTTTGCTGTGATGAAGTTCTTTTAAAGGTGGGAAATACTAATGACAGAACCCGTGCTTCATCATGTATAAAGTCTTCTGGCGCATCATAAACTGAATTACCAAAATCAATAAGTCGCGGGAGCCCATCAGGTCCAATTACTATATTATTACCTGTTAGGTCTCCATGAATAATACCATTTGAATGAAGAAGCTCTATTCCATCTTTTAGGTGTTTCTTTTGCTTTAATGATGGTTTGTTATGTTTATAAAAACTTTTCCATGTTTCTCCGGCCATTTGCATAAACTCTGAATAGCGTTTATTATCTTCTGTTATTCCATCTGTAATATTCTCTTCAAGTAGACTACCAGGTTCACACTGTTCCGGATAGATAAAATACTTTTGAGATGGGTCTATCTTTGATAACTTTTGTATTAAAATTTTATTATTGGAAATTAGGTCACGTTCTGGGTTTGTTCGTCTTGATTTTATTAATACACGTGAAGTATACTTTTTCATATTACGACCATCTTTACAAGGTATAGCAGGGTGTATAACCCGGGCACTCTTTCCTTCGCCTATAATTCTACCTCCGCGTTTACGCTTCAGTGTTTTCATTATATTATACTGCCTTTTTACAATGGAAACCTTCAGAGGGAGAAAAGTAGTTATACCAAAATCTAGAAACTGGGCTATAAACGATATCACCGATAACTATTCACTTATGCAACGTCTGTCCTGCAAACTTGGTAACAATCCTATTCCATTAGTACTGTGGAAGGAACACCCGGAATGGACACTGAGAGACCTAGAAAAGAACGTAAAATTGTGTACACTCTATCCCTTTGAAGTTGGTATGCAAGTATTAAAACTATTTAAACCAAAACGTTGGCTAGACCCAACGGCGGGGTGGGGAGACAGACTCCGTTGTGCAATAGCATATGGATGTGAGTATGTTGGTGTCGATTCTAATAAAGAAATGAAACCAGCATATGAAGCTATCAAAGATACTGCATCAAATCCGGAAAATTACCAAATAAAAATTGGTAAGTTTCAGGATGTCAGAATTACCGGAAAGTTTAATTTGGTGTTCACAAGTCCTCCATTCTTCACTAAAGAAGTGTATGAACACATGACAGATTGGAAAAGTATTAAAGAATTTATGGAAGAGTTTCTTCAGCCCTTGCTTGTTAAATCAGATAAACATCTGGAAAAGGGCGGTCATTTAGTCCTGTATATTGAAGACAAGAACTCAGAAGATTTTATTGATATTATGAAGATGTTTGTAGAGACTGACCTTCCTGAATTAAAATATGAGGGAGCATTCTATTACCAAGGAACCTCTCTGAGACCGTATTATGTGTGGGTTAAAAGAAAGACTTAAGTTCACCATACCGGGTTCCAAACACGTGAACGTTCATTGGGTTAGCAATAGGTGGAGCAAACTCTTCAATATCCTTGCGATAGAACATGTAGAAGTCTAGCTCGCTAAAAATCTTGGCAGAGGCATAACCAACTACACGAGCATTCAGGTCAGCAAGGTCTGAAGCAACTGTATTAGGGTTGTTACGACCAAACATCATGTAGTATGAGCGCATAATAATCTTCACGTCGTCATCATTCTGACGGTCGATGCGATGCTTATTCCCGGACATAGCAAAGACCTGGTCCTGAATAGACTGCTGGAGCTTTTCAAGATTGGCATGGCTAAAGAATACAGTGTTCAAAGGTGTCGGGCAGTGAACACTACCAATCAGCTCTTGGCGCATATCAGAACCAGGCAGGGCTGGCTTTTCCTCGTATAATGAATACTGTCTTGCAGCAAGTTCCTGAAGAGCCGGGTCGGACATATTGGGAACACGACCAGTATTCTTGCTATTCGGAAACTGCTGGGATGTAGATGTTAGGTTATACTTATTCTCAACAGAGTCGGGCCGAACAAAGTTCATTTGTTAAGTAGGGATTATATTTTCTGGGTGTCCAACACCTACCCAGATAGCATTAATTCTTTCACGTTGTAAATCGGTGAATGGCATTTTCGGGTATGGTTCATTAAATAACTGTGAATATAGAAGAATTACAGTTCCAGCCAAGTCTAGAACAATGGTCTCAGTCATTGTTGCATTTGTTTCAAATTGAATGCTTGCACGAACTGTTACCGGAAATACTCCAACTGGCATATATCCTAAAATCTTTTTGAAATCTGCGACAATTTCTAGGAGAAATGCAGTATCAAGTGAAGAATCGCATACGGCTGTAATTTGGGGGGTAGCTCCTGTCACAGTAAAATATGAAGGCATTCTCTATTATTTTATAATGTTGTAAACAACATAAAAATGAGTCTGAAAGCGGTTGTTCCAGGGTTTGCTGCAACTTTCAGCCCCGGTACTAATATACTTACTTCTGTGTCAATCCCATACACCGACATAGTACAGTTTTATGATGGTGCAGGTACTACAGGAAATACATATTCTGCGGATGGTGTTGTGCTGGTTGCAGTAGATGGTGTACACGAGAATGGGGCGACTCTGAATATCCCTATGACTTTTACAGAGTTAGCTGGTTGGGGCTTATCTGGTGGTACGTTTGATGCAACTTCTCTAGGAAATCCTTTATCATTCTATCTTGGAATGAGCACAGATACCGGATTTGTACACACATCAGTGGACAGTGCGCAGTATACAATTGGTATGCAAGCAGTACCCGGTCCAACAATCTCTCTGAATTACCTATTCTCATCTTCTGCTGGACAAACATACACATACAGCGTTCTTGGTGAGGTACCCGTTGCAGTAGATGCAACTGAATCGATTGTTCTGGATGTTCCCAAGGCTCAAATGGACACTATCCTCGCATATTCAAGCAACTGGTTTGATGGAATATCTGGAGCATCTGGTACACAGCCAATTCCTGACTTAGCTCTTCTTCTTCAGACTGTCACCGGTTCTTGGTTTGATGCTCTAACAATGGGACTAACTGGAGCAACTGAGGGAACATCTTATGCATACAGCACAGCTTTAGGTTATGTGGGGGGAGACCAGTCAAGCAACTGCAATTCTTTGGTTTACCAATTTCAGTCTATTGATGGATTCACGTATAGTATCCCGGGAGTTGACGGAGAGACTGATGCTCTTGCAGGCATTCCCGAAGAAGCTATTAAGAGTTTTACATCTACAGCTGTAACTACTGCTCCTCTCAGTGGAGTTGTAGGAGATAGCATTGTTGTTCCAACTGAAGGTCAGACAGCCGAGTATGCTGGTCTAAGTGGCGCTATTCAATCTCTTTTTGAGCAAGCTGTTGCTGCAGGTCTAGTAGATACTAATGCAAGGGGAGCAACATTAAATAGTACAGTTGTTACTGGGCTAGCCGGAACTCCAACTCTGGAGGATGCTTTAGGAACAACCGGAGATGTATATGGTGTTCAGTGGGCAATTGGCCAGTCGCTTGGCATCTATGTTGCATTCCAGATGCAGAAGATTCGCCAGTATCAACTAGAAACACTCCCTTCTTTTGATGGTAGTACAGCAAATCAAGTTACAACTATTACATTTGGAGGCGTAACATTTACAGTAGACCCGTTAGTTGTTGAGACAAGCGGAGCAACACCGGTAACATATGAAATTATTCTAAATACAGTTGCATAAATGAATCGTGGAAGCGCAAGAACATTTTTTGCTGTTCCGGCTCCTCAAGCTCAAGTGGTTACAGTAACTTCTCCAACACTAAATACTGAAAAGAATCAGCTTCTCAGTATTATGGCTAAGTATCTAACGAAGCAAGCAGATAAGGAAACAACTGTACAAAATTTAACACAATTGGAAGTAAGTCTTACGTCCTCATAGATTCATACAATGATGAGTGCAGAACTTCAGTAACTTCTAGCGACATAGAAACATTTCCACCCTGAAGTTGAACAAATTGTTCATATTCATCAACTATAGAAATATTAAATGCAGTAATATTAGTTGGTTGTCTCATAAAGTATTGCTTTGTTACTGTGTTCGAGCCAGTATCGTACACAATATCATTTTTTGGAACATCTACTATAATCTTGGCAAAAGCAGCTGTTTGTGCTCGGTCAGGTTGATTGTGTTCAACCACCTTCCAGTCCGGGTTGAGTGAAAGAAATACATAATTTGCATCTATCACATCAACAACAGCATCTCCGGTCACACTTGTCACAGGATTTCCATCTCCAATATAACCTACTTGTTGAGAGCGGAATCCCAAATTAAATCCTAATCCCCAGTTATTGTCTCGTGTTGAAAAGATACCATCTGCAAAGTTAATTGAAAAATTTAAAGCAGTTTCACTAGCTGCAGATGGTTGATTCAAATATGTATATCCCCCGCTTGGAGGATTACTATTCGTAAAACATGAAATTGTCAGTTTTCCAGTAATAGAATTGAATGATACACTAAAGGCAACACCAGGAAATGCAGTATTTAACTGCTTATATAATTCGATTAAGATATCATTTGGTAAAAAATTATTCACTGCATAATTGCCTTCTGTTATCAGAATACGGTTTGTAATGACTGATGGTGAAATGCCCCCAGCTGGTGGTGGATATACAGTAACAACCATAGAATGATTACCACGAACTTCAGAGAATGTATACCATGTGTTCGGAATTTCTAAACTTGAAAGCCGGATAGAGATTACATTCTTAATAGGGGTCAATAATCTGAATAAAAAATTAGACGGATTGTCTCCTTGGTCTGTACGAAATCTGGAATCAATTGACATCACATGAATTTGAACATGCTTATCATACTGAACTGCTGTTGTTGACGTATGAGTACTCTTTGGTTGTTCAGGCATTAGAGAAGCTGCTTGGTGGCTGCCTTGTGGTTTCTGAAATTCGTGTTGGTCTTCTAGCTCATCAGGATGAGCATCATGGCCTCCAACGTGGTCATCATATTCTACAAAGTTAGCTGTCAATAGGTCTTTTGCATTGGGCTCAAACTCTTTCCGGGCTTCGGCATCATTCTCTGCCAAGAGTTCTAGATATGTTTTTTCCATTACTTCTTCTTAGAATACAACCCTGAAAACGTTTCGAGGTCATCTAACCAGAGCTGTTCTGGGGTCTTCTTCTCAAGCTCAGCAATCTTTCCACGTAGAGCTTCCAGGTCAGCCTGATGCTTGCGAGCATTCGTTACTGTGATAGACTTGATTGGAAGGTCCATGAGGTAATCGAATGAATCAGAAATCTTAGCAAACTTCTGTTTCTCAAGCAGAGTATCACACTCCTCCCGGGTCTTTCGGCGAAGGTCTGGGAGTGGAACATCGGCACTCTGCTGCTCAATGAAGCGTACTACATTCTCATGAAATGGTAGACGGGCACGCATCTGCTCCAAGCAATGAGCACGACGCTTCTTGTACAGGTTAAGCCGGATGACACTGAACTCATCCAGAATTTCATGCAAAGTCTCATACTTGTTGATGACACACTCAGAATCAAATGCATGCATGTTTGACAGCTTAATCTTGCCTGTTAGAGACTTCTCAATAATCTTCAGATGCTCAGGAGTTCCAGTAAGTTTAACCTTAATGCAGACAACCATATCAGTTGATGTGTCAGTATAGTCCTTGATGGTTCCTTCAGTTACCTGCTTGTCCAGCCACTCCTTGTAGTCAGATGTCCAAGTCTCTACTGGAAGCTCGGTAATTGTCATCATGTCCTTGTCAACCGTCCAGTTGCCCTTGACTGTGAAGTCTGAACCGGACTTCTCAATCTTGCCAGTGAATCCACGATACCATGGCTCAAGGTTGATATCTGCAAGAGTAACTTCCTTCTTCAGCCATCGCTGGAGACCAACTAGAAGATGGTTAGGGTTGCATTGGGGGATGTATGTTGAATAGCCAGTGCCAATACCGCGAGCGCCGTTGACTAGAAGCATGGGCAGAATTGGTGCATACCACTCCGGCTCAACGGGTAGGCCGTCATCATCTCGATACTTCAGACACTCTAGGTCATCTGATGGAACTAAAGAGCTAATATATGGTTGTAGATAGGTGTGAATGTAACGGGGTGATGCTGCATCATTCCCGCCCTGAAGACGGGTACCAAACTGTCCCTGCGGTACAAGCCAGGCCAGATTGTTTGAACCAACATAGTCCTGAGCCATACCAATAATCGCATCATTCAGCGATGCCTCGCCGTGATGATACCCGGAATGCTCAGAGACATAACCAGCAAACTGAGCCACACGAATCTCGGACTTCAAATTCCTCTTCAAAGCAGAGAATAGAATCTTGCGTTGAGATGTTTTCAGACCGTCCATTACGTTAGGGATTGAGCGTTCCAAGTTGTAGTTTGAGAAGTGAATTAGGTCCTTGTTTACGAAGTTCTCATACGTGACATCACCTGCTGGTAGAATATCTGCACGAGAATATGTCTTAAGCCATTCCTTGCGGTTGTCGGACATAGACTTATTGAAAGCTAGTTCGATAGACTTGTCTGAGTCATCTGAGTAAGTATACTTGACAACGTTCATTGACTTAAAGTATTCCTTTGCTTCGTCCCGGGTTGAAGTACCCAATCCCTTGTAGTACTTGACCTTCCACGTAGGGTTCTCCTTACGCCACTCTTCGTAGTCATACTGAGAGTAGAATGACAAGGTCTTGGTTCCTTTAGAAGCCTTAACGATTGGAGTTGCCATGTACGTAATGAAGCCAGGAATCTCAATAAGCTGATGCCAGAGTTCATGGAACATGTTGATAAGCAGGCCACGAATGTGAGAGCCATCATAGTCCTGGTCAGTCATGATTAGGATAGAACCATAACGCAATGACTTCACGTC